TATAATACTGATATTGGTATTTTGAGTATCATTTACACCTTGTATAATACTGATATTGGTATTTTGAGTATCATTTACACCTTGTATAATACTGATATTGGTATTTTGATTGGTGTTGATTGTTTCAATACTGGTAAGTCTGGTGTTTTGAGTTGCATCTACACCTTGTATAATACTGATATTGGTGTTTTGATTGGTGTTGATTGTTTCAATACTGGTAAGTCTGGTGTTCTGTGTTGTATTAACATCTTGAAGAATACTAATACTTGAATTTTGTGTAGTGTTAACACCTTGTATAATAGAAATATTATTTGAATTTGTATTGGCAGTATTACGAGCATACTGGTCAATGTTATTATCTGTTACAGAATTTAATGTTGCATACCCACCAGGTGTTACACCATCATGCACTGTTATTGTTTGGTTTGTTGAGTTGATAATTAATTCACCATTAGCACCAGTTGTATTGGCTAATGTTGCTGAACCGTATCGTTTAAATTGTAGTGTGCGTGGCATTTTGATTACCTTTACTGTAAATCTGTTGGGTTTTCTTGTTCTATATGTAGGTCATCTCGACCAACTTGGTCTAATGCATCACCAACAAAGTTTTCTGGCAACAATAATCCTTCTTCAATAAATGGTGCTTCTGATATTTCTGTTGTTACAATATATGGTGTATTTACATTTGCATCAGTTGGCATTGGTGTGGTGTCTATCTGAACCAATTTCTGTGACACAGGATTGAATGATGTAAATGTGTAGTTTGTGCTTGATCTGGTTGATCGAATAGGTACACTAGAAACAAAATTTCCATTAATGTTTGTTAAGTGTAACGTATTATTATTCCAAAGAATAACTTTTCCGGTGGCAGTTGCTGTACCGGCTGAGTAACCTTGATATACAATTTCTCCCACCTGATAACCACCAACACCAGAATTTGCATTTATATTAAAGAGTACAACATCTTCTGGTCCAATTTTGTTTAAAACAGATGTAATTGAATGTGTAATTAAACCAACTTCTGATGTTTTACCAAATATAAAACCTTTGACCGTAAAATTTAAAGTCCAAATGATTGTTCTTGTTTCTGAATCCCTGTTGCCTTCATATCTAACTTCATAATCAGTATTTTTTAAGATAATAGGTATTTCTTTAACTATTCCCATCTCGGGAATAAGATTCAGTTTAATTGTATAATCTGGTGTGAAATACGGAAGAATGTGTTCGATGATCTGAGTACCATCTTCAATATTTCTGACATACAAATATAAAGAAAAATCAAAATCATATGGTACTGGATTGTATTGAGACACAACGCCACCACTTGTTTTGGCAAATTGTTTGATGTTTGTGTTTTGTTTTCTTGATGAATCGTAACTCAATCCAGTCATTTCAAATGACATTCTAGGTAATGTCATCATTACCTTTTTAGATAAATCTGGATCGTCTTGCAATCTCATCACATACAATTCTTTTGAAGCATATGCAATAGGAACAATCATCCTCTCGGCTTCAGTATTGTCGGGATTGTATCTTACCAGTGTGATGTTATTAAATAAATCACCAAATCCTACGACAAGTTTTCTAATGACACGATGGTATTGTATATTTGTTGACATTATATGCTACCAAAAGGGTTTGATTCGGAAAAATCTATGATTGAATTGGCTTGGTTTTTAATGTATAGGTTGTCATATGTTTCGTGTGCAACATTCACATTTAATGGATCATATGTACTCAATGTGTATCTTGCATTGCTTGTGTAACCTATAATTTTACGACCATCAATAAATTCACCATTGATATCAATAACAGATAATGTGTTTGAACCTGGAGTCCAAGATTTAACGGTTGCAAGTGTTGTTGCATTAGCATAAGCAAGCAATATATTTCCTGTGTCACTGCTAGATTGAAACACAACTTCGTTCAGTTCATAAGTTCCTGATCCTGCACCTATGGTAAAATCAATAGAATATGAATTGTCTGTTGTAACCTGATCAATATCTCCAATACCTGTATCGATAAGTTCTTGAGAGTACTTGAATTTTTCCAAATCTAGTTCATAGAAGTATGGTATTCTTCTTCCTAATGTATGAAATTCTTTGTCTTGGTCAGCAAATTTAATTTCGTACAATTCACCAGTACCATTTAAGAATGGTACATAAATTAAATCTCCCTCACGGGGTCTTACTAAATGTGGTGGAACTCTTTGAGCAAAAGACCTTTTAGAAACAATGACTGAAGCATTATTTTTAATTTGTAAACCAAATTTTGAAAAGAATTCTTTCTCGCCACCGTACTCCAATACATTTGACAAATAAAATTCGATTGGAAATGCTGTTTGAAATTTTTTAACAGGATCTTCACCATATAAAAGATCACGAGCCTGATCATTATCGTTAGGTAAATAGTAACCATCGAATCCCATTATCTTAATGGACTCAACAATTAAATCTTCGTAAACTCTTTGCTCAGCTTTAGAGTTATAATTATTAAAATAAGGACTGGTTGCCATCTTAATTCATGAACCATTCAAGTGGTGCACCATATTCAACTTGCATTTCTTGTTCTAGTTTTTCAATTTCTGCAACGGCCTCATCATAAATTTTATCACCATTTAATGTAACACCGCCTGGCAATTGTAGTCCATTAAATTTTTTAATGTTGTTTCCCCAACTTCTTTTGATTAAAGCGGTTGCATATTCTTTCAACCAACGGTCATTCCAAACTCTGGTGTATACCGTAGGGTCGATATTTGCATAAGCTTCGGCAACTACCACAGTACCAACTGGTGATTGTGATGAACCCCACGCCCAATCTATGTACAACCTACGCATATGTCTTTGGAATCGAATAGGAACTTCTCCAGTAAACATTAACTCTAATGAACGTAGATGCTGTTGTGTTAGTGTGTAGTTGATGTAGGACGCTGATGTGAAGTCATACAATTCGTTTAATCTTAGTTGATATCTAAGGTCAAACATATTAATAGTTGCCTGAGAATCTTGAATTGGAAATATACGTGATATACCAACAATCTCTAGTGCGTTATTTGAACTGTCGGTAACATTGCTTAAATCTATATACTTTTGGTTAACATCGGTTTGTTCCACTCTTTTGATGTAATAGACCTTTTGTAGACCATCAAAATGGTAATCTTGCCAGTACTGTAAGGCATCATCAATTCGGTCTTCCACTTGGTCATCATCCACGTTAATATCGATGACTGGAAAACCTAATCTGCGTAAACAATATTCTTTAAAAGCAACTCTAGTGGTAATTGTGGCCATGTTGATTCCATTTTGTTAGTATTTATTTGACTTTTTAGATCAATATATAATACAATGAGAGGTAATGGACTATTTATGTTTAAGGAATAATGATGGGAAGATACGATAACAAAATTGCAACTGTTTCAGGATTCAAGAATTTAGAACCTTGGCCAGAAGTTTTTAATACCGGTGTTGTTGCTATTGAAAGAACTGGTGTAATATTACGTGAGTGTCAAATAAAGACTCCAGATGATGTTGTTCCAGTTGAAGGTTCTCTAGAAGCCATTAAACTTTTACGTCTTAAAGGTTATAAGGTTTCTATTTTCTTCAATGAACCACTAATTAGTGAGGGAATATTGACTGTAGATGACGTTGACCGGACAAATGTGCGTATGATGGAAATATTCGGTGAGTACGGAATACAAAGTATTGATGGTGTGTTGTACTCAACTACCAATATGAAACAAGATATCTACTCTATGCCAAATACCGGCATGATGAAGAAAGCCGAAAAAGAACAAAGAATAAAATTTAAAGGTGGTTATTTTGTTGGAAATAAAATACGCAACCTTAAAGCTGGAAACTCCTTAGGTTGCGTACCTGTTTTAGTCAAGACTGGTATCTATCAAGAAACTTTAGAGAAGTTGGACTCATTCGCCAATCGAGAATTGAGAATGAGAACCAAAACCTTTCAAAATTTATTAGAGTTTGTTAACTCTTTACCTTCTTAGTCAGAAGTTTTCCAACCTCTGGTAGATACAGATAGTTCATCTTAGAACTTCTGAGTGTGTGTAACGCATCTTTGATAGTTTCTACCAATGGTTCGCCTGCCAAGTTAAAACTTGTATTGAACACGATTGGAACACCCGTGATATTCTTAAACTCACTAATCAAATTATAATAGTGTTCATTCTGATCTTTTGTAACAGTTTGAATACGGCATGTGTCATCGACATGGATGATAGAAGGAATCAGATGTGCTTTGTCGGACTGTACATCAATAGCATACATCATGAATGGAGATTCTTCCATTCCGGCCATATCGAACCAATGTTTAGCATCTTCTTTAAGCATAGAACCTGCAAAAGGCCTAAACCATTCACGACCTTTGACAATATTTACAAATTGTTTGCCGTTTGGATCTCTTGGATCATAAAGAATCGACCTGTTACCTAGAGCTCTAGGACCGGCTTCAGCACGACCTTGGAAAAGTGCAACAATATTTCTGTCTGAAATTAATTTGGCAACATCTTTAGGTTCTACAGATTCAATTTCAAATTCATCTTCGTTTACATCAGTTAAATAAGTTGATGTATCGTATTGTTTACCTAGATAAATTGATTCTGATTTGTAAACGTCAGATGATTGTGTTTCGTTTCTACAAGCAATCATAGCCAAACCAATAGAAGTACCACCATCATGAGAAATTGGTTCACACCAAAGTTCAACATCAGATGGAAGGCTCTTTCTAAAGAAGTAATTGGCAGTACAATTTAGACCGTAACCACCAGAGATACAAACTTTTTTGATACCTGTTAGTTCGATTGCTTTTTTGATTGCTTCTAAAACCAATTCTTGAGATTCTTTTTGAACTGCGTATGCCAAGTTTTTGGATACCTGTGGGATTTTTTCTGGATCTCTATGCCATTCCTTTGGATCAAAAGTTTGTCTTAGGTATGGATTGAGTAACTGGTTGATTTTTGTTCCAGCAGGATACAAAGGCATGAATACGTTTTGATTGCCACGACCATTGATGTATAACTGTGGAATGTTTTCATCTGGTTTACCGTACGGTGCTAGACCCATTGTTTTACCAGCTTCAATGAAACCAAAACCCAAATAATCTGTAACACCTTCATAAACCTTAACTGTGGGAGCACCTACACTATATTCTGAGATGCCGTCAAAGTATTCCATAGAGTTTTGTTGAGGAGTATAACACAGTTTTTTACTGATTAATTCAAACTTATTAGGATACTCACAAACGAAAACTGTATCTGTTTCAAATCCACAAAGACCATTTTCGTTGTTTCTGGTAAAAGAACCGCAACCATCAACTACAATAGAAATTGCTTTGTCGAAACCCGAATTATAAAAAGATAATGCTGCATGACCAACGTGGTGACTTTCACCTGCATACATCACATCAATACCATTTGTATTTAATTTTTTTCTAATTAATGATGTGAAAGGATCCTCACCTGTCCAAGGCAAAGTGCCTAAAGATTCTTTTTGACCTGTTCCACCAATAATGATTCTATCTAGTGTATAATCTTCCATAATTTGCATGATACCGAGGAAAGGATTACCATCATATTTGTTACGACTTAAACGCTCTTCTTCAACATAAAACATAAGTTTATTGTCAGAGACTAATGCAGCAGAACCATTGTGTCCTGGATTTATTCCTAATACATTCATTATTTCACCTTGTTTTCAATGTCTTTAACAATTTTCAAAAAGATATCGTGAATTTCATCATCTGTAAAATCCATTAGAGTATCATTCATTCTATCTGCAAGATGGCAATCAAGACCAACTAAACGGATAGGTGAATATTTTTTGATTCCTGGTTTTTCAATAATTTGAAAATGATTAGGAAAAGATGTGTTGATTGGGAATGTAGAACCAAAAATTACGGTTCCCGGTTTATTAAAACATCTTGCCATGTATTGTCCAACCGAATCACAACCAACAAAATAATCTGATGACTGAATGATTGATGCCCAACCTCTCAAGTCCATTTCCATCTTATGTGTATATGTATCTTGTTCTATGGCGAACTGTCTTTCTCCAAAATAGATTAGGTTATACTTTGTAGCTAATTTTTTAGCTAACAACAGATACGCATCTGGATCTAAAGAACGTGAAGCTTCGTCAATCACATGGCCATTATCAACCTTGGCACCACGTCCATATGGTTGAATAACAACTGTGAGTTCTTTTTTCTGTTTGTTTTTAACCTCGGAGATGATGTTAGATGCCATCTTTTCTTCCATTTTGGTTGTAACCATAGTTGGTTTATCCAAATCGGAATGATCATCTGTTTCATTAATGATCTCATCGAAAGCCTCACCTAGAGACTTCTTTTGTTTAAAGTAGGATGGGAGTTTGTAGGGTTCTGGAGTTACGACACGGTTACAGTTGAGAACGATATTCTCGAACGTGCCTTTGTTATCGGGATTAAAAGTCCTGTCTTGCAATTCAGGAATACCCCAGTATAGTGTATCCCATCCATGCACAAGAATCTTAAAATCATCATTGGGGTTTTTGTAGTGGTATTTTATAAGTGCAGGAATAGCAGCAATTGCTCGACCTGCACCACCATCAATACTAAAAACAGTATAAGACATAATATTTCCTCAGAATTAAATATTCAATTTTACAATAAAAACATAATTTTGTCAATCAACTTATAACAAAATTGCCTAATCTTCTCTCTTTACGAGTTTATAACCCCAATATTCTAAAGTGTCTAAAGCTTTAATAAAAACATCATTGATCATATCAATTTGAAAATCTGTAAATTTTGCAATCTGATCTTCGTTAGATGTTGTTTCTTCAAAATCAAATTCAAAATCTTCTATCTCATATTTATCTTTGATTTTTTCTTCTACCCACTTAGGTCGGGTAACCATGTCCTCATACGTAATTGCTAAGTTATTACCCATTAAGTAATTATTTTTTCTTTGAATAATTAATCCATGCATAACGTGCTCAGCAAGTTCGTCCAAATCTTTTGAAAGTTCTGGACTAACATCTAATAAATCTTGAATTAAAGCGTAGGGATTTTTTACAACGATTAGGAAGCCTGCATTTGTAAAATAATCAAGCAAAATATGCGGTCTTAAAAAGTTATAGATTGATTTTCCAACCCGCAATTTTGCTTCACTATTTACTTTTTGCCAATTCAATTCTAATTGAAGTGAATTGTTTCCCCATGATGTGTTATCTCCAGATTCGAGTAATTCTCTTTCTTTAATAAAGAAATTTGGATTCTCAAAAACAGGAGGCGTATGCATATGAGGAGAAAATAGGAGTTCTTCGTCTTGTTCTAAAACAGAAATATTTTTACATTTCTGAAAACAAGAATTAAGGCGATTCGCTCCTATAATCTCAGTTGACGTTATAAACAAATGGTATTTAATATCTTCAGTCAATATAATTTCAGTTTTTTTCATAATTTCCTCAATTTAAATTTTAAATCAATTTAATTTTTCAAGTTTTTCATTTAAAAAAGTTACTAGAACTTGAGCATCTTTTATTTTTTCTTCATACCAAGCAATTTTTTCCTCTTTGCTCAATGATTTAATTTCATCAGGCATAAAAGTAGGTTCTTGATTGTTTTTCAATTGCTCTACTTTTGGTGGAAATTTTTCTAAAGTCCAAGCGCATTTTGCTAATTCTGCTTGAATATAATCATGAGTATACATTGAGTCAATAGGCTCTGATGGAGGAGTTTCTGTTACAACAAAATCTTCTGGAGTTGGTTCAGGCTTTACAGCCTTTTGAACCAAATTTCCAGAACTGTCAACAACATCATTAAGACCAAAATCTTGAGATGTTGTTAATACTGATGTTGGATCAACACTTTCAAAAGCATACTCATGTTCAAAAATTAGTTCTTCAACTATTTCGAAATGATTTTCTTCGTGGTGATAAGGAATAAGTCTAAATTTTTTCATCTTTTAAGTCCTATTAACTATTAGTAGTGAATTACAACAATACCGATACCACCGGATCTGGAGTAATCCGACAAGCATCTGGTCGCATCGCCGTTCCAAATACCTGCACCGCCGCCACCCATAGCGCCAGCAGCGCAACCATAACCAGGAGCACCAAGAGCAGTAGAAAGTATAGATTCATTGTTTCTGTTTACAAAACAATAACACTGGACGTTACAATAATACTGGCCATCAGAGTTACCGTTGCAATAACCGCAGCCTGTACCATTAGATAAGGTACAATAATATGCCGCAGTAACAGTAGCTCTACTACATGTACAGCAACAATTTCCAATTGGATCCCAAACGAAATCGTAACCTGGATCTATACAACTGAATGTGCCGCCTTGCCAGACACCGGTGCAATACCAAGAAGGAAATCCCCAGCAGTATCCAGGAACAGTAGTGTATGTTGATGAAAATGTTGTGTCATAATCACAACCATCTCTACCTGTATAATAAAATTGACAGTATGGATTATCACCGCCCGCTTGGAATTTATAACCACCAAAGCCGCCACAGCAACAACGAGGAGTGTTGGTGGTATCGTCTGACAGGTTAACTCTGTTGCATAATGCGTTACCTGGAGTTCCACCAGGTAAATGAACGCCCATTAATTCGCAATAACAACGTGAACACATTGCTATACACCAACATGCTGAAGAAGGCATGCCATTGTATTGGCAACAGTAATATAGACAATCAAATCTACAGTTACCCCATGTACAACGACAAAAACCTGGATTACCGCAAGAGTTGATATCACCACCGGTACCACATCCACCTGTCATGGTTCTTGTAGATGTTCCTGAACCTGTACCGCCTGATGCTGAAATTGATCCATAACCACAGAAACAAACAGAAGATGTTCCTTCTGCAGCACCAACAACCACACAAGCTTTTTGGCCGCCTACACCAAGCCATAATTTTTCTGTGTAACCGCCACCTGCACCAGAGAAGTGACCTCTGACCCAGCAACAGCAACAACATTGTTGTGTTTGAGCTTTACAGTTGGTGATTGTAGTTGTACAAGAATTTCCACCACCACCAAAAGCTATGGTTTTTACCGCTCTTGCACCGGCCGGAATTTGAATGCTGTAAGTTCCAGCTTCCGTAAAAAACTTTTTAAATCTAAAGCTTTGCGCTGAAGAATCTTTTAAATATCTTGACATAGTTTATACCTCGTAACCGGTAATTGTTGTACCTAAGTTAATTGAACCGCCTGTTGGGTTGCTATCTGCTTGTAGATAGACATATTGACCCGCAGCCAATACAATACCGCCTCTTTCCATAACTTCAAATGGAGCTAAAATTGCTTTGTACTCAATATAGCTATTTGCAGTTAAAGATGCAACTGTACCAGTAGTTAAACCTAAAGTAATTGTTGCAGCAGAAGAACCTGCATTACAAATCAATATGTTAACTGTAGCAGTTTTAGTAACAGGAACGCCACTATAAATTGCTGTTAAAGTTGTACTGGTTATGTTGTTTTGTTGAATAATTCCTGTTGCCATTTATTGCTCCTAATAGGGATTTTTTGAGAAAGTTAACCGCCAGATAAAAGATTGCTTAAGAAGAAGGCTTTGTCTATCGAAGCACCAGCATTTGTAAGTTGACTTCCGTCACCTTTGAAATATGCTGCTGTGACATAAGAACCTGCTTCCACGTTTGTAGAAGCAGTTACGTTGATAATATTGACGACATTTTTACTATCGTCAATAACATCCGTTCCTTGAATTTTGATAGACATCTTCGCTCTCCTTGTTAATTTGAACTCGTCTAGTATTATTTATATATTTTTTATATTAAGAATTGGACACAAAACCAGCAACAAAAAGTGCTTGGTTGAAACCAAACGCACTAGCGGCTCCGCCAGAAGCTGAGTTAGCCGCAGCAAACGCCGCTTGAGCTCTGTCGTATGCAATCTTAATTGAGTTTGGTGTGCCAGCAGTTGTTGTGCTAGTAGAGGTAACAGAATCGGTAAGAGAAACTATACCAGATTGTCCTGTTGTTCCAGACTGTATGGTTGCAGCAGTATATGCAGTTAAACGTCCATATCCATCAGTTGTAATTGATGTGATATTTTTGTCTGCACCTAAAGAACCTGTAACAGTAGTTGATACGTTAGCTACAGATGCTACAGAAGAACCATTAAAATTCAATAAACCAAAGTTGGTATATGATGTTGCATTTGTACCGCCTCGAGCAACTGCTAATGTTCCTGAGCTGATATTACCTGCATTGGTTGTGTCTGTTGTTGCAGATGTGGCCAATCCAGATACAGCACCTGAAGCAATTGCAATTGAAGTGCTTGTTACAGAAGTAACCCTACCGTTAGCAGCAAGAACAAATACAGGCACCGCAGAAGCACTACCATATGTTGCACCTGCTGCTGTAAGTGTTGTAACGTCTGTGTTCGCCTTATCAAAAGCCGCTTGAGCTCTGTCGTATGCAATCTTATCTGCATTTGGTGTACCAGCTGTAGTTGTACTGGTAGAAGTAACAGAATCGGTTAACTGTAATAAACCGCTCTGAGTTGTTGAACCAGACTGAATGTTTGTACTTGTTACACCAACAACCCTACCGTTTGCAGCTAAAGTAAGTGCAGGTACAGCAGTAGCAGTACCGTAAGAACCAGCAGCTACATATGTATAACCTAAAGTGTTTGTAGCAGTATTCGCTGCAGCATAAGCTGAACCAGCATACGTATTGACTGCTGTTATATTGGTTGCATTGGTATTGCCAGCAGCGTAAGCACTTCCAGCATATGTATTAACAGCAGTAATATTGGTAGCATTAGTATTACCAGCAGCATAAGCACTTCCAGCATACGTATTAACAGCAGTAATATTAGTTGCATTAGTATTACCAGCAGCGTAAGCAGCCCATGCGGCATTATTCGCTGTTGTTATATTGGTGTTTTGAGTATTATCTACACCTTGAATTACTGTAATTTGTCCAGTATGCGTATTAGCTAAAGTGTAACCAGAACCAGCATACGTATTGACCGCTGTGATGTTTGTTGCATTAGTATTACCAGCAGCATAAGCAGAAGTAACATAATTGAAAATATCTAATCCATTTACTACAGCTGTTGTTGCAATTAGATTTGATTTAACATAGTCTGATTGCAAGTTTGCTTTTCTGAATGATGCGTGGTTGAGATCAACATTATTATTTGCATCAACTTCTGGTGTATAACCTTTAAACAAATACCATTCTTTTGTTCCAGCATCACGGATCAAACCAGCGTGAGCATTAGTGCCATCGTTGTAGTGACCAGAAAAACCAATATCCAATACATCAGATGTGTAATTACCTTCACCTAAAAGAATCAAGGAGTCTGTAACAATAAATGATGATGTGTTGATTGTGGTTGTATTTCCAAGAATAACTAAGTTACCAGTAACAGTTAAGTCCTGTGATACTGCTATACTGCCTGATATTGAACCACCAGTTAAAGGAAGTGCATTGTTTGCTTTGTTATACGCAGAACCCGCATATGTATTAACTGCTGTGATGTTGGTGTTTTGAGTTGCATCAATACCAAGTGACAAGTTAGCTGCAGCATAAGCTGAACCAGCATAAGTGTTTACAGCGGTAATATTAGTATTCTGTGTATTATCTACACCTTGAATTACCGTAATATTGGATGTAGCAGTATTAGCTACACCGTAAGCTGAACCAGCATAAGTGTTTACAGCAGTAATATTAGTAGCATTAGTGTTACCAGCAGCATAAGCTGAACCAGCATATGTATTAACTGCTGTTATATTGGTCGCATTGGTATTACCAGCAGCATAGGCTGCCCATGCCGCATTGTTTGCTGTGGTGATGTTGGTATTCTGTGTTGTATCAATACCAAGTGACAAGTTAGCAGCAGCATAAGCACTTCCAGCATATGTATTAACAGCAGTAATGTTTGTTGCATTGGTGTTACCAGCAGCATAAGCAGCCCACGCCGCATTATTAGCAGTTGTAATATTAGTGTTTTGAGTATTATCTACACCTTGAATCACAGTAATATTGGTAGCATTGGTGTTAGCAACACCATAAGCAGAACCAGCATACGTATTGACTGCTGTTATATTGGTTGCATTGGTATTGCCAGCAGCGTAAGCACTTCCAGCATATGTATTAACAGCAGTAATATTAGTATTCTGTGTATTATCTACACCTTGAATTACTGTAATGTTAGATGTGGCAGTATTAGCAACACCATAAGCACTTCCAGCATACGTATTGACTGCGGTAATGTTGGTGTTTTGTGTTGCATCAATACCTAATGCCAAATTAGCCGCAGCATAAGCTGAACCAGCATAAGTGTTTACAGCAGTAATATTGGTATTCTGTGTCGCATCAATGCCTAATGCCAAATTAGCCGCAGCGTAAGCAGAACCCGCATAAGTGTTGACTGCGGTAATATTGGTGTTTTGAGTAAGATCAACACCTTGAATTATAATAGTATTTGCGGAAGCAGTATCACCACCAGCAGTATTCGCTGCGTTGTAAGCTGCTTGTGCAAAAATTTGCAAATTTGCAACGTTTGCTTCAAATTGACCTTTGTTGACCAAATAGTTGCCGCCAGGTGTTACACCATTATGTACAGTTAACGTGTTTTGTGCCGTATCTACGGTAACTTCAGCAATAGCGCCGGTAAACGCTAAAGTTTCTACCGTATTACCTCGTCTTAATTGTAGTTGTGTAGCCATGGTTTATCCCTAAAGTTTGATTTATTTATTCTTGTTAATTTACTGTGCCGTAATCCAAAATCAATGTTGTTAGCTCTGTAACTGATCCAGAATTATATCTTGATGTAGGAGGATCACCAACTGAGCCCATAGAATCTTCTGGAGTTCCTTGTATAGGACTTGTATCAACTGCATATCTAGTGAAAACAACAGTTGAAGCACCCATACTAGGATAAAAAGTTACTTCTAATGTTGATCCAAATATACTTGCATAGAATGAACCTAAACTACCCGTATACACTTCACCAAAAGTTGATGTGATTGGAAAATATCCATCATGTACAACGTTAAAATTTAATGAATGATAATGAAAAGAGCTTGGTCTTGATATTTGTATTTGATAAAAAGCACTTCTAAATTCATTAATTGAGAATGAATCTACTACAATTGGATTAATGTCTGGTACAACTACAGTTTTAGCAACTATATTTGTATTTGATGTCAAATCAACAGAGTTTAAACCTAATCTTCCTTCAGAAGGTTTAAAAGTCAGAGTGCTGTTTGCGGTAGTATATAAAATATTTGACGAATTGTTATTATCAGCCGCAAAACTAATATAATAAGTATTAGAAACTTCTCCAATTGAGTCGATATGTACAGCTAAGTTGTTTGCTTTATTGTAAGCAGAACTAACCAACGTATTTACATCACCAATTAACGTTTGTGTATCAGAATCAGCAATCGTAACAGTTTTTGATTGTGTATTGGCAGTTATGTCGATACCATAAGAACCATTTGCAGATTTTAAATTCAGTACATCAGTATTTGTGCCTGCAACTAAAGAATAAGAGTTGGCAACAATAGTTGAAAAAGAATTCGAATTTTTAATGAAACTGGTATTTCCAGAATCATCTTTATAATATAACTTTCCATCGGCGTAATTTAACGCCACTTCACCAAAATTCAAATTCGATGGAGTGTTTCCTGAAGCGCCGGATTTTTTAAGTTGTATTGTGGTGTTTGCGGTAGACATTTTTCTTACCTAATCGCATTTTTGATGAATACAATTGTAGCAAGATTCGCTGTAGGTAAATCTCCTCTAGGAGTAAAAATTACATCTAGATTTGATCCAAATATATCTGCGGAAAATGATCCTAAACTACCTGTATAAACTTCACCAAAAGTTGTTATGGTTGGGAAAAGTCCATCATGTATCACGGTAAGATTCAATGAGTGAAAATAATCTGGACTAGACATTTGCACTTGATAGAAAGCACCTTTGTATTCTGTTGTAGAAAAAGAATCAATTATTCTAGAATTAGAATTTGAAACAAATACACTATTGGAAGAAATGATTGTATTTGAAGCCAAACCAATAGACTTCACGCCCATTTTTCCAGCAGAAGGTACAAATGTTAAAGTGTTGTTTGAAGCATTATTAGCTGTTGCAAATAATGTGTTTGCAGGACCACTATTGGTGTCATTAAGAACAACATAAAAAACATTGTTAGCATTACCGTCTGTTTCTCCAACAGGAGTAATTTGTAAAGCCGCAGTATTTGCTTTATTGTAAGCAGAAGCCGCATATGCATTTACATCATTAACTAAGTCTTGTGTGACACGATCATCAATCGTAATCGTTTTTGTTATGGTGTTGGCTGTGATACCAATACCGTTCGCTGCAGTTAAAGTCAAAGTATCACTATTTGACTGAGCTAATACCAAAGAGGCATTTGCGTTTACTGTAGCAAAAGAATTTGAATTTTTAATGTAACGGATGGTACCAGTATCATCTTTATAATATAACTTTCCATCGGCGTAGTTTAACGCCAACTCTCCAAAATTTAATGATGTTGGTGTATTACCCGATACGCCGGATTTTTTAAGTTGTATTCTGGTGTTTGATATAGGTGTTGACATTTTTTTTTCTAAAGATTTAAGTTAAGTTTTTACACCATCTTTATTCGGAACACTATTCGTCAATTTTATCAAAGAGAGGAAGATTCTAACGATTTGATTTTTTCATTCAATTGTGAAATCCTAGATTCATAATCCGTTCGAGTTCTATTCAATACAGTTTGTACTTGCGTTTTCAAATTGGTATATTCACGGTTAAGTTCTGCAACTTTAGATTCATATCCACTATTTGCTTCTGTCAATTCTTTAATTTTGGATTCATATTGATTATTAACTTCTGCAACTTTAGATTCATATTCACTTTGCATTTCTGCAACTTTAGAATCATATCCACTACTTGCTTCAGTAATTTTGGATTCATATGATTCATTGAATTTACTCTTTTCTTCTTTTAATTTATTTAATTCTTCTTTATAAGAATTTAAATTTTCAATTTCTTCTTTAGATATATCGAAATTAGAAATTGTTTCCTCTAATGAAGAAATGGTATTCGCTTGTTCCTCAATTAATATATTTAACTTATCAATTTCATTAGTAGATTTAAGTTTATAATCTTTAATTTCATTAACATGATTACGTTTCTGTTCTTGAATTTCATTATTTAATCTTGTAATCGTATTGAGGTGGTTGTCAAGCGATGATTTTAGATTATTAATTTCACCGCTTGACTTTTCCTCATACTTTCCAATCTGAGCAAATGATTCTTCAACTTTTTTATTCAATCCAGCAATAACTTCATCACTAATTCTTGCGTTTGCCTGTAAAGAAACATTTCTAATTACAGCATCCGTCATCGTACTGGTTAAAATTTCAACATAATGATTAATATAGCTATCATTGCTCATCTTGGTCTCCCTATTATAAAGTAATTACGAAGTATTTAGAATGTTCCACCGTCCATTGCTGATGACCATACTGGAACACCAGCAGCTGTTACTGTAAGAATCTGATTAGACCATGCCTGATCGGAAGATCCTGCAGCAGCAGTTACACCCATCGCAGCAGTACCGTTACCATATGTGATACCGTTTGTTGTGAATGTCGCAACACCTGTACCGCCTTGAGCAACGGTTAGACCAGAAATTGCAGCACCAGTTGCAGCAGTTACACGGCCATATGCATCAACAGTCAATGAAGTGATTGTATTGTTAGATGCTAGTGCGCCAGTCAATACGTATGTTGTATTAGCAACAGACTCTAGACCAGCAACGCCAGCAACAAGCAATGCACCTGTTGTGTATGATGTAGAACCTGTACCGCCTCTGCTGTAACCCAATGTACCAGAAGTGATGTTGCTTACGTCAATTGCAATCTGTGTGTTAGAAATTGCAGTAACTTGACCAAGAGTGTTGGTAGAAATTACTGGAACATAACTTGCACCACCTTGTGTAGTGTAAGCAGTTTGGTTAGCAGATGTTGCAAAAGAAGTACCGTTATAGTATAGTAAACCGTTCTGTGCATAAGAACCAGAGTTTGTACCGCCTTGAGCAATCGCTAACTGGCCAGAAGTAACTTGTGAAGCAGCAATTGCGATTGATGTGTTAGATACAGAAGCAACACGACCATAAGCGTCTGTTGTGAATACTGGAACAACTGATGCAGAACCAAAACTCTGACCGATTGCGGTCGATACGTTAGCAATTTGTGCAAGACCGTTCGTGCCTGAACCAACAATCATCTGGCCAGTATTAAACGAAGTTTGACCTGTACCACCGTTAGGTACAGTTAATGCGTTGGTTAATGTTAAAGTACCAATTGTGCCTGAGAAAGCATTTAAGTTAGCATACAGAGTTGCAGTATTTGCCTGTGTGAACAGGTTGTTTGCAATCGTATTTGCAGAAGTGATAGAACCAGCTTCAACATCTTTGAACAAGTAGTATGCTTTGTTACCAGCATCACGAACAAGACCGGTTGCTACGTTTGCACCGTTGTTGTATGTACCAACGAAACCGATATCAATTACATCGCCTACAGTATTGTTTGCAGCAAGTTGAATTAATGAATCATTCGTTTGTACAACGGCTGTATTAACGTATGTTGTTGTACCTGTAACAGTCAAGTTACCAGAAATGTTTAAGTCTGTACCAATAGTCTGTGGACCAACCGATGTTGTATTAGAACGAACGATTGTGTTATCTGTAGATATCGTTACAGTATTGGCTGATACCGTTGTTGTGATACCTTTTGTACCAAGATGGTAGAATGTTGAACCACCGTTAATCGTATTGCTGTTTGTGCCATCATTAATATCAAATTGTGTTGCAATAGTTGATGTTGAAATTGCAAGAACACGACCGTTTGCACCAACAGTAACAACAGGAATGGCTGTTGTAGAACCGTATGCACCAGCAGATAGACCAGGAACAGCATTTAAAGAAGCATTTAATGTAACTGAACCAGTACCATCAAAAGAAACGTTAGCTGCGGTGATGTCACTACCAGAAACGGAGAAGTTACGTGAATTTGTTAATTGATCGGCTTTGTCTGCAATACCAGTCAAACGACCAGCAAATTTACCGTCAGCATCACGTTTTACAAGTGTGCTTGCGGTATTTGATGTGGTTGCAGAATCGATCTGTGAAGTATAGAACTGACCGCCAACATTAACAACACCATTACCAGTTGGAGAACCGATAAAGATTGTATTTGATGCGTATGAATACGCTAATTCACCAGATAGTAGCGAACTTGGACGTCCTGTTCCACCGACACCTGAACGTTTAATCAGAATGTTAGTATTTGAAATGGCCATTTTATTTCCTTGTTTTGATTTGTTTTTTTGTTAAAAATTCCATTACAAATGTCAATCAGGCTTAATCTTAAATTAAAATTAATTACGAAAATTAATTATTTCACATCCACATTATTTATAAAGAAACTGATACTATTAATAAATGCCACCATCTAGTGTTATAGATAGATCGTTTGCAGTAGTATTTGCTGTATTTGCAATACTTGTAGCCGTGTTGGCTTGGTCATATGCAGAACGTATTTGGTTGTTTGCAGAACCAGATGCACCATAAAAAGTACTTGTGGTTACTGGAACACCAAGTTGAGAGCCCGTACTGAGAAACGGTGATCTTTGTTGATTTATCCTGTTTTTTTTCATTTTTTTGTTTGGTTATTATTTTGTTGAACTTACAAAGGTGAAAATTAACCCCGTGATTATGAATGTCGGCGAACCCCACTTTTATGTAATAATAACTTCATAAATCAATGTTGTTGGTGTTACTTTTTAGGTAACACCCTTATTTAGTAAAAATAACCTCCGTCAATTACGGAAAGATCAGTATATATTGTATTTGCAAAATTATATGATGCATTTGCTTGGTTATAAGCCGACTGAGCAAAAACGTTCACATAAGAAATCTGTGTATTCTGCCATGCATCGACACCTTTTATGTAAGAGATGTCTTGTGTGGCTGTGTTGGCGAGATAGTAAGCTGTGTTGGCAAGAATTAAAGCACTATTGGCTTGCGATAAAGCCAAGTCAACTTTTTCTTGTACTTCAACTTGGCCATTAAATGTGGAGGTAGTAGAAACAACGGGTTGATTTCGTTGATTTATCCTTACATTTATGCTTTGTATGGGATTGACTCTAACATTTGGCATCTTTTGCCCTACTTAGTTACGGCTGGAGATACAAATATTTGTCCTTCAAGTACACGGGTTACATTATTGGATCCCATGATAATAATATCATATACCAATTTACCGGGAGCCACATTTGCAGTTACAGCAGAATTTGCACTCAACTGTATTACGCCATTGTTTGCATCGTAAATTATTGCATCAAACGTGATGGTTGGATTTGTTGAGTAATAAGATTTTTTGGCTTGACTTTTGACGGTAAATCCAGTTAAATTATACGGCTCACCAGTAGAATCATCAAGCGTGATTTGGTTGGTGTATGTAACACCTTGTTCTAAATAAATGTCTTGGTATCCTGCTGCCATTTTATTTACTTTCCAATTCGGTGATACGTTTGTCCATCTCTTTTACAGTTTCGACCAAGAAGGCAATTAAACCGTTATAATTAACCGATTTCACACCCTCTGCATTGGTGTCTACTAAATCGGGTAAAATTTCTTCTAAACGTTGAGCGATGTGACCGTAAGATTTTTTACCATTATCTTTCCAATTAAATCCATAACCATTAATTTGTTTAATTACACCAGTTGCATTGGTGATTTGGTAAATATTTTCTTTTCTATTTTCATCAGAGAGTGCGTTGAATATAGTTGCACTTACTGAGCCTGTACTTGGATTGAAATAGAAATTGGAACTTGATGTTTTAAGTGCATTGTTACCTGAATTTGCAACTACCCAAACAGGATACATTGTGGCATTTGTTGATGAATCATTTACTACAGTAACAGAATTTGTTACTGCGGAAGTATGTGTATATGTATTACCGTTGTTTAACTGATTCTGAACAAACGCAGTCGTAGCAATTTGAGTGTTACTTGTATTTGTTGCTGCTGTTGGTGCAGTTGACGGCGAACTTAACGTTACAGTTGCAAAAGTAGGAGTACCGTTTGTTTGTAAATTCTGTGAGGTACTGATTGTTAGAACGTTGCTTGTTCCGCTAATTGTAATACCGTTTGTACTGTTGAACGAAATAACACCGGTACTAGGTGATGCACTACCAGATGTGCCAACAAAAGTATTTGATGATGTATTAGCACGAGCATATCCTGCCCAAGCCGCATTGTTTGCGGTTGTAATATTGGTATTTTGTGATGTATTGATACCTGCACCAATAGTATTGATGTTATCTACATAAGACTTCATCGAAGTATTGGCTGTGTCCACATAGGACTTCATAGAAGTATTAGCTGTATCAACATAAGACTTCATCGAAGTATTGGCTGTGTCCACATAGGACTTCATAGAAGTATTTGCAGTAACCAAATTACTTTGTAAAGTGTTTGCTGCTTTAGAAGATGCAACATTACTAGAAGAAGAATCAACCAATGAATCGGTTAAATACTGTGTTGTAAGTATTTTATAAAAATAATTATTTCCACTATATGATGATACATCTTTAAGATACCAAGAAGTATTGGCTTCAGACCATTTGATCGAAGCATTAGAAGTATTTCTATAAACACTAAAGAAACCGTCTTGGCCAGAAGAATTAGCACTTATTGTAAAATTCGGTGTATTGTAGATTGCTGTACCATTGATAACAAAATCGCCTTGTACAGAAATACCCCCAGTACCAACAGATAAACTATTAGAGGTTAATAATCCATTAATTGTAGCCGTATTTGAAGTAAACGTGTTAGAATTTATAGAAGTATTCGATGTTAATCTATCAACTGTTGCTGCATTTCCTACAGTTAATGCATTAGCATACATTAAATTATCTGCTCTAACATTACTACTAATAATATTAGCTGTAACCGTTATATTGTTTGCTTGTATAATATTTAAAGAACTTGAACCGTTAGCACTAACAGTCGTTGTAGTGATACCATTGTTAGCTGTTAAAGTATCTGTGAAAGTTCTTCCACCAGCACTTATAGTTGTAGAAACAACCAAACCTGTACCAATAGATGCAGAAGCATTGACGGACAATGTTTGTGTTGTTGTTGTATATTGTGTTTGTAAATTACCTGTTGTGGTGGTTGATGTTACAAATAAATTTGAAGCGTTTGCTGTGCCACCAACAGTAAAATTGTTTGCAACAAATAAACCTAATCCGGATGCATTAGCATTTACTCTACCTAAAGATGTAACAACACCTGTGGAGTAAATACTATTTGTAGAGTTTGTTGCGGCCAAAGTTCCATCAATACGAATGTTATTTTGTACATATGCGGATGAACCTGTACCCTGAACTTGTAAAGCGCCAGCAACAATAGCTGCACCACTAACTTGTATGCCTAATGAGGGATCTGTTAGATACAATGTTCCTGTAGATTTGGTCCAATTGTTTGCTACCAGGTCGTTGTGCTCTCTCGATAGAGCGTTGGTCGCAACTACCCAATCACCAAATGTGTTGGCATAACTTAGAACTGAAACTGTATTAGCCATTGGAACCTTTTTCTATTAATTTTGATAGCAGATATTTTATTTCCGCCATATCTTCTTTTACTGCTATTATTTCTGATTTAACATTATTTATTTCTTCTTTTTGAGTCTTTAATAATTTAACCTTTGTTAAATATTCATTTTTTGCATTTTCATCCGTGTTCAATAAGACCCTAGACTCTGTGTCCCTAACAAAAGGACTATTAGTAACCTTCACCAAAGGCATTTTAAATTCCTGTTCCTGGTGGTAAAGCCAACGCACGAATATCTTCAATCACGGGAACTTTGGTGGTATCATTTGTTGCCATAACAAGTTTAATCGCAAACTGAATAAAGTCGTTGTATGTTTGACCGTTAATACCGGTATAAGAAATAATATTATTTGCTGCACCACTTCCATAAATTCCTGGAGCACATTCAAATTCAATAACATCATCTCTATTAGAAGAATAAACATTTTGTGGACCAACTTGGGTCATCAATTGCCAATTGCCTTCTTCAAATTTTTGTGTATCATTACTACTTAAAAGTTTGTAATAAATGTAAACTTCTGTACCTACTGGTTTGTATGCTGAGTAATATACACGCAAATCACCAGAATCTTGTCCTGCAGCCAACACAACTTTCTTTGTGAAGTATTTTGCAAGTGCGTTACCGCCTTCTGGACTTGTTTCACCTGAAACAACTACTACACAGTTTGCATTACCGCCACGGGTTGCTGCATCGGATACTGTAATTGTTGGAGTCTTTAAGTAACCCGAACCACCATAAGTTACAGTCACGGCGACAACGTTTCCGCCTTGTACATTTGCTGTACACACCGCAATATCAGAACCAACATCTGGTGAACTTACAGATACGGAAACGGTATTTGCGTTGTATCCTGTTCCAGTATTGGCAACTGAAATTGTAGGATTCGAAAGTCCCATATTATTAATTGCATATCTGATATTAAATAATGTTAATCCATCGTCAGAAATGATAGGACTTACAGCAGAATCAGAAGATGAGAGTGTTGCTGATAGTGTAAACGAATTATTTGAGTTTGATAATAAAATACGTGAACCTAGTCCGTCATCCAAATATACATTGTCTGGTGTTGGAGAACCAAATTTTCCAGGAATGATTGTGTTTGGACCATCAGAGACATTTCCATCTCTTATTGTAGATGTGTATGCATAATTAATTGTTGTACTAGTCGGCGTAAAATCTGTAGTTGTAACATTCAAAGCATCCATTCTTTGATCACCACCAGCACTACGGTATATACCATTAATCAAACTTGGATCTAATTTGTATTGAATATCACTTGCCAGTAATTTTCTCTTAGGTAAATTCTGTGGAACAACAAAGTCTAATCTTGGATTATTTGAAGTGTTGAAAACGCACCTATCTATAACGAACATCAAGTCTTTTGTCAGATCAGCCGTCCAAGTTGTTCCGTTTTGTGATTCAAAGAAAGCACCACTATTTGGTACTGCACCAATTTTTGTTGGGTTGGATGGTACAGCATCTGTTGGTAAAGCTCTTGCAGTTGAAGCTACTGCTGAAGAATTTTGTTGTGCATAATAAACAGTATAATCTGGTGAACTGGTCTGAATCAACACCGCATAAGTTTCTCCTGGTTTGATATAAACAGGAGCTTTGAACATAAATTCTGTGTATGTTGAAGCATCTAAAAAGTGCGGCGCAGTACTTGTTTGAATTTGATCCGCATATAAAGATACTGTAGAATAGTCTAATGCGTTACCATTAGGGTAACCATTGAGAGTTGGAACAATCGATACAACCACTGGTGTATTTGTTGTTGTTGGTTTTGTTCTAAAGAAAAGTTTTACAGATAAAATATAAACGCCATTTGGATAGTTGTCTTTAGAAATGATGAATGACTGTGCAACTGGATCAAAATTTGTATAACTTGCAATAGTACTAATTTGTTGTTGTGACTGGTACTGTGTAGGTGTAAATTTATTTGATGCAGAATCTACAGAAGGACTAAATTGTAAAGCTTGAGATGTTGTGGAAAGTCCAGCTGCCGTAAATGTTGCTTCAGCATAAGTTGTTGCAGTTGAAAGATCGGCATCAACTGTCCTATTATCAACACGAAACACTCTAGAACCAACTTTAAATATTCCTGGCGGCACATTTAAAATACCATAAAAGCTTCCGTTTTCGTCAGTAGACAACTGTTGTGGTTTTGTGCCATCTTTGATAGCTGCAAGAACGCTTGTGTTGTCACCAGACAAAGTGTACTGAGAAGTTAATTGCCCTAGTGTGTTGTTGTAACCCAAAGAAATTTCTACAGGCGAACTCAATGTGGCGACCTTGGTCACCCCATTATAAGAAGTTATTGTTGCGTTATAATTATAAATTGCTGAGGATAGAGACATTTTATTTTTCCAATTAATCTATTAAGCTTTAGTTTCAAATGTCGCATATGCAGGTGCATACCAACTACTGTCACCGTCCGGCGATCTATATGATTGCGCTGGATGGTATGTAGCAGTTTGTTGCGTTACGGTGTATACATATTTCGATTGGATACTTATCTGCGATCCAACGTAGTATCCGTTTGCAGAAGATGCTTTAGAATCTAATTGAATAGTTGTAACGCCAGTAAAATATGTACCACCCTGAGGAAGATTTTCTTCTCCCGTCACATCAGAATATGTTGCATTTGGTGGCGCATCTGTTCTAAAAACAACTGATCCACTTGGATCTTTAATGATCATTGCAAATCCGGGTATGAAAGAATTGGTCACACCGCCAGTAACAGCTACATTAATTGATACTGGATTACCAACGTTTGCAGTAGCAACTGTGTAATTTACAGAAGTTGTTGTTGTGTAATTTAGTGTACCAAGTCCAAGTGAAACATTATTTGCTGTTACAGTATGGCTTGTTCCAGTTGAGGATGCAATAACCGTGTACGTTCCCGAAACTGTAGGTGTCCATTTTGGTTGGTATGTGAATGTACTTGAACGATTCAAATCTCCCCAAACGGCGTACTGATTCATGAAATCATTCCAAATGTTTGGATAATTTGTTTTATAAATTTGAATTGGTGTTAATGAATTAGGTAAATATAGACCACCAACACCGGTAATTTGACCAGTCAAACTGATTGATTGACGGAAAGAATCTGACGCAAGGTAACCCCAAGCAGTATTACTTGTTGTGATGTAATTTCCGTTTACATCGAAATCACCTCTTTGCAATACAGTTGAACTGGTATATGCTGGTGCACCAGGAACTGTTGACAAATACAATCGTGTATTAGATGTTCCTGGATAGTTATAGACACCCATAATACGAGCAGTTGGATAGAAGTTGTTGTTTGTAAAGAAACCAACAACGTCATCTTCTTGAAATTTTCCACCAACTTGTTTTAATTCTACTGTATCTGGTGATGTCATATATTCATCTACATTTACACCATCAAACCATGCAGATATAGGAGTATTAATTAACAATCCTTTAACACGTACACCAACTTCTTGAGCTCTGATGTATGGTAATAGTGTTGCATTGGTTAGATAACCATTATTGGTTTGCATTGCAACAGAAATAGGATTGTAGGTGGTAATTTGATTTGCATACGTTGAAGTATCAATCCCGTTACCAATGCCAGTAGAACTGTTTGTCGTTTTCGATGGTGCAGGAGTACCCACTACAGTAGCGAAATCGCCAGCATTTAGAGCCGTGGCACCACCGTTTGTTTGGTAAACCTGTAAGTTTGGGTCACTAATTAAAATTGCAGGTGCATTGTATGTGTCAACCCAATTGTCCATTGGTGGAGTTAATGCTGCAACACCTTGGAATATGTTTACACTAAAAGGATTTAAACTTACTGTTGATGATGCCAACGGTTGAGTTACAACATTCGCTCTGGTGTATGGTAGAGTAAAGATGTTTGTTCCTGTACCATTGATACTTGACACAGCGTATGTGTTTGTATTAGACAATGTTCCCAAACTTGCAAGAATTTGTGGATTCTGTAACTGGAAGTTTGTTACAGGAGTCATTGGTGTTAATTGTCTTGTTCTGATATTGATGTTTGCTAAGAAATCAGGATTGGCAGAATCAACAGTACCATATGAACTGAAATCGTCAACTAAAATACCGTTCTTAAACCTGTTCAAACCATTTGCATCAGGTATTTGTAGTGATTGTGCGCTTTGTTCCAATACACTTAAAGAGGTGTAGTATTCTAGGTTATTAACACGGGTTTGCAAATTAGAAATGTCACTCTTAGCCCAACGATTATGTGAAACCTTGTTCATCGATAGGTTCGAAACTATACTTCCTGGATTTTCACCAGGAACATAAGCAGTATATGGATCATGTGTTAGATTAGCTAATAACAATGAACCTTCTGGTTGTGTTGGGAATATAGGAGTTAAAGATGGAACACCTTGAATGATTTCAAAACTCTTGTCTTTACTCAACACCAATATGTCTTTTCTTCCAAGATAGTAAGAATAAGAACTTTGGAATTGTGTCAAGTTCTGTGGTATCAATATACCTTTTGAAGCAGAAGAATTTTGATAGTTAAAAGTAGTTGCTGTTGTTGCGTTCGTTCTAACTGGTCTAAAATCTAAACAATCAGCTAAACGATATGTTTTACCTGATGAAGCTGTGTAATTTCCAATTTCCGAATATTTCTCTGGTGATGTTGAGAAACCGCCGCCAGTAGCTTGATATGATAACACACTAAAGTAACCATCGCCACCGCCATGTGTGTAGAAATCATAGACCACCAACAAATTGCCTTTTGCTGCACCAACTAAAGGTTTCAAATAAGCATGGTCATAAAAACTATCTTTTTGGCCATTGTTTAGTGTATATTGATTTGTTACATCATACTGAGCAGCAGTTAACATTGCTGCTGTCGGTGCAGTACCTGGAGCACCTGTGTCAATAATCTTTTTAATTTTCTTAACATCTGAAACATACAACGAAATTTGTGGGTTTCTAGTTGTTGCGTTAGTAATATACGTTTGACCTTTTGTCAAATCAATTGTTGTATTTGATGTGCCTGTTACAGCAGTTAATGTTCCAACAGCTGTCGTATTACCAGTAACTAAGTTTTTAGATTTTAATACCAGACCACCATCCGTAGCATGATCTGCATATGGAATATTAATGTTTGCAATAATATCAACTGTATCATTCCATTTCGTGGTCGAAAACGTTGCTTGTGTTCCACTTGTTACAGTAATTGTATTACCAGTTGTCGAGAAATCCAATATTTGGCCTGTCGTTTTGCTGACAACAATAAAGTTTTGTTTCTTTGCATCAGAACTTAATGCACCATTACCGATGAAAGTAAATGTTCCTGTTGCGGATATGGTTAATGGTACTGTGTTTGAGATCGCTTGGTTACGATAAATCTTTGTCGATGTGTAACTGGAACTAGATACATTCGCAACATATGGATTACCAATTGTGAAAACCATCTCTGGATATCCAGGATTTGTTAACACGGTGTCACCAGTTACTACAGCACTTTGTTTACCGTAAATGGTATTAATATTGGAGTTTGCAGAGAAAGAATATGCAGCATCTTTAACAACAATAGACTCGACACTCTTTGGTGTTAAAGTTAATTTGAATTGAGTGGTTGCATCAGGAACAAAAGTGAACGGAGATGTAACAGTAATTACTTTTGTTGTTCCATTATATGAAGAAATGGTGCGAATGTCACCTGAGGATGTACCACCAGTTATAGTGACTGTCATTCCATAGTATGCGTTGGCTGATGTGGAGAAGTTTGCACGACTACCGTCATCAATAGCCAAAGTTGTTACAGAAGAACCAGAAACTTTGGCTACGCCTGAAATTGTTCTGGTTGAAATGTCTGAAACATATGCTTGATAAACATATGATTTTGTATTTGAACTGCCACCATCCGTCACATATTGCAAGTCTCTAATGCGAGCAGTACCAACTAAAGTTGATGAATATGTGTTTGCGTTAGCTGAACCACCATTGTTGTTTGCGGAAATGTTGATTGATTCTACGCAATGCAAATCAACAACAGGCATCGTGGTGATATCAAAAGAACCATTGGATGTATCAATATAGAAATAGTTTCCGTAGTCCAAATAAACGTTGTTTGTATCAATTGTTTTTGTTGCACGAGCTCTGTCACTAACAATAGTTAATGGTGATTGGTTCTCTATACGATAACCATGTACATATGCAACACCTTTACCAACACTTAAATTATATTTTGCACCATCGGAAGTATTGGCTGATGGAGTTAATTTGAAATCATTAACAATATAATCGCCGTTGCTTTCATAATCACGCTTAGCAAAATAATCATCGATTACCGAATAAACAGTATTATCGACTTGTTTTAATATATCACCATTTTCCATTCTCAACAATTCAATAAACGCATCATCACTACCTAAAGATAAAGGCAAAGCAATTAGTGAAAGAATGATTGCATATCTATCAGCACCAGGAGCCTGGTAATTAGACGCTCCAACAGCCGGATCTAATAGTGATGAGTCGTTAACGTAGTCTACAATTGTCTCTGTTATGGACAGTCCTACACGATAGGAAGGTGTATTTCCGTATTTGGAAAGAATGATTGTTTGTGGTTGTACAGCAACAAAATTACCAATTGAATATTTTGTAAAGCTTCCGTCTTGGTTTGCAGTCGATGATTGAGAATAACCATTTACAACATAGAAAACACCATCAGAAATAGAAGCAACAGAAGAAAGACCAGAACAAGTTGTACCACCTGTAGCACCAATGGTTGTTGCGCCAATATTTGTACCGTCAGTTGGTACAATTAACATATTGTCGGAGAAATGTATGCCGGATAAGTAAGAAAGAATTAAGGTAGGTGGATCACCTGCAGCAGTAACAGTACCGGTAGATTCGGATGTAGCAATAACTTTTGCAATAATTGTACCGGTAGAATCTTGAATGATTTTATTCAAGAAAGAAGCTGCACTAATGTTGACGTTATTGTATTGTAGATTTAATTTTAAGTAATGACAATTTAAATTCGTTGTTACTTTACCGCCAGTAACAGGTGTGTTCTGAGAAAAAATGCTGTCGGCAAAATTTGATATTTGATTCTGTAAAATTGTCTGGGATTGAGTTAATTCCCGAGCTTGTACAGCAGCACCTGGTTTAAAAAGTATGCGATGGAAATTTTTAGACGGATCAAAATCGTCATAATACGGGTCTACGTTAAAATTCAGAGCCATTTTTTTCCTTTAGAAACCTAATATAATTTTAAATTGTTCTATACCATCATCACTTCTTTGTATGCCGGACCTATTTTCTATGTATGCCATATAACCAGAAGAAACAACATATGATGGTGATGAACTTGTCAATAATGTTCTCACAGTCTGTGTGGTGTTTCCAAAAACCGGTGCATTATAAGTTAGTGTGCCTACTGTATTTATCAGCTTTACCACGTTGTTTCCTGTATCGTGACTCAGTACAGTACCTTTAAATGTTGATGCTGATAAAGAAGTTCCTTGATATAAAATCTCATCAGAAAGATATGTTCCAAAACCAGAAGCTACAGTTAAATCTGTTGATGTTCGGTAAATTGTTCCGTTGGCAGGATTTGGACTTGTCTCAGTTGAAACTGGATCAATCACCAAACCCACTTGATAATATGTAATGTCTGTTGGAACATTAACAACACCGTTAATATATTCTGGACCATTAAATTCTACACAATACATAACGTGAGCACAACCTAGTTCAGAAATTGGATCGTAGCCGTGGCCAGAGACAGGAGAAATAGGCGCAGTTACAATAACTCCAGAACCATTGGCGGAAGTTATAGCAACATTTGCAAAGCTATAATTTGTTCCTGGTGTTAGAACGGTAATATCAGTAATTGAACCGTTTGTCACGTTAGCTACCTGCGCTGTTGCACCAGAACCATCACCAGTAATCGTTACAGTAATAGGAGAAGTTCCTGGAACATAATCTGAACCACCATCTATTACGTTGATAACATCAATACAACCAACGCCGGCAGCACTAGTTAGTGGATTTGGTGTTCTATCTCCAACTGGTATTGGTAACCAGTCAGAGTCCATAAATTTTACTTTTGTACCAATTTCAACGGTGTAAATATATTTCCATTTATAACCATCATCACCCTGATAGATATTGTTAGGACTATAGTTGCCGGGTTGAAAAAAAGGTTCACTGGTTGATGGTGAATCGTTATTATTCCATAGACATTTAAAAATTTGGTCGTACTTATTCTTTACGTAAAATGATCTGACGAAATATCCGTTTTGATCAATTTCAAACATATCAACAGTATCGTCATAATAATCATAGGTGACGCCAGATGTCCAGTCAATTCTTTGAATAACAGGTGTAATGTCATTAACTGTAACTTGTTTTGCTGCAAATATTTTTTTAAATATTTTTTTAATTGATGCTTGGTCTTGTGTTGGTGCTGGCGGATTAGCATCGTCATCCCAAGGATCAACGTTAGCCAAAAACATGTATGTTGAAATGACGCCGGCCGTTGGTGCAAAATAGGCTTGTTCCACCTGTTTTGCTTTTGCACCATATGTTAATAATTGTTTATTTGCCATGATTTATTTATTAAGCGTGAACAATCGAACAGAAAGTATTTGTTAATGTACCATCCATACTCCAGTATTTTACATAGATGGTTGATGTGCCTGGAATATTATAGGTTGTCGCATTAATTGTTGAATTAAGAGCAGAAACACCATGAGTAAATGTTTGGTTTGTGCCAGCAGTATTTGTAATCCATGCATCAACAACTTTACCTGTTACAAAGTTTGATAATGTTACAACTAAACCTGCAGCTGTCTGAGCACGAACAACCGAGTTATTTGCAAAGTCAATTGTAATTGCTGTCTGTGAATTTGGAAAAATATTTGGTGTGTAGATGAAACCTTTTCCTGGATTAATTGTGTTATTTATTAGTAAATTACCAGTAACCGTTAAGTTACCAGCCGTAATAATACTTGCGGTGTTTTGTAATGCGGTGTTTGCAATACTATTTGCGGTATTCGCTTGGTTCCATGCAGATTGAATGTTTGTATTTTGAGTAGAACTTATACCTTGAGATATAATTGTATTTGATGTTGCTGAATTTGCCTGTGCAAAAGCTGCCTGTGAATACGCATTAGAAGCTGCAGCCGTAATTTGTTTTGTACCATCAGCAAAAGTAATAAACGATTGTGTATTCAACACCAGACTATTAGAAGTCATCGATGCAACAATGTTGGCACCTGTACCACCACCAACAATAAACTTTAATGTTGTATTCGATGTAGTTGTACCAACAATTAAGTTACCACCGTTTGATCCTGCGGTACCTTGAACATAAAGATAACCATCTTTTGGATTAACAGCATTACCAATATTATTAAATTCCGAACCTGGTTGATAGTTCTTGTTTGCATAACCCATATCGATAAAGTTGGCCGCATCCGTACCACCAGAACCTACGTTGGCGGTTACAACTATGTCAGCAGTACCACCATCATTCGTATTGACGAGGTTGGTTTGAATATATGATTCACCACCTAAAGAAAATTGTGCAATCGTATTAGGTAAGTTCTGTTGATTGACACCAACATTTAATATTTCGTTAGAGTAAAGGTTTGCCGCCAACGTATGTGCGGTAAATTTACCGGTAACACCTGTTGGAATATCGACACCCATAAACAAACTATTGGCTGTGTTAGCATTTAATGCCGTAATGAGTGGTAGTTGTGATATTTTTACTGTTGACATTTATTACCCTAGTCTAAAAGAATTAAATTTTCATCTTCTGTTATTAACGAATCACCATTTTCAGTTACAAGTTGTGGATAATATTGTGTTCCAATAGTACCATAAATTCTAACTTGTTGTCTGGTTGCGGCACTTCCTCCAGCTGAGAACGTTCTGCTTACTGCAACATTTGAGTTTACATTTGACGTTAAACTGGAAGTTAGTGTAATAATTCCAGTTATGTAATCGATACTCTGTACTGTCTTGGCAGTATTGTTTGCTACAAGTATCTTATCACCAGCAAATATAATATCTTTTAATGGGTATGCAGTATTACTATAAACTCCATTGTTAACAATATTGTAAGAATTTGTATAAACTGATGTTATATTTATAGTGCTTGATCCATTGGATCCTACTGCGTGAGCAACATTTGCATATGTTAAAAATATACTTTCTTTCAGATACACTTGATTATTGGCATAGTCTACAGATTGAGCTTTAGAAATTATGTCTGGACCATTTGTTGGTGCCAAGAAAATAGAACTGTTTGCCAATATAAAGTTTGCAATATTTGTACCAGCACCAATATTATAAAACTTTACTAAGTTTGTACTTGTATTTGAAAAATCTGTAGACATTACAGCATTAGAACTGTTTGTCTGTGTGTAGTGATATAATGTATCACCATGATTCAAACCAACTGAGTGTAATGCATTATTGTAATCTGAGTTGGCCGATAATTTGTATCGACCAATGATTCTCATACCTGTTGGATGTAAAAGATTTAATAAAGCTTCTCTGTACTTTGCAATTTCTTTTTCAACCGTAATTTGGTATGTGTAGTTGTTGTAGATGGAACTTTGTAGTACGTTGAATGAACTTGGTTGACCTTGTGAATTTAAATACTGACCTTGGCCAATTACCAAACCATTCAAGAACGAAGCAACAGCTCTTGCGTTTCCATCACCATATAGTTTCACACCATTTGTGAAAGCAGGACTTCCTGTATAGAAGAAATTGGAAGGTACAGTTTCATCTAAAAGATTTAATTCAATATCCGAGTCAACGAATTTTAAAGTTGAACCAGCAACAGGTATTGAATTGTATTCATACACTCTTAAACTATATTTTGTCAATGCAGGATTCACATCAACCGTTGAAGTAATTTGTGAAATCGAATCAACATATGCATAGAAAGATGCTGTGTTTAGGTCTGCGCCTTGATAGACTGTTGAACCTTTTTGTGGAAGATTTAAAATATCCGCACCATCAACAAGTGTATCAATAACTTTTAATGATACTGATGGATTAGAAACATAATCTTCACCAGCATCTGTAACAACAATCGATGTTACTGTACCAACCCTATCCAAAACAGGATCAAAAGTTGCACCTGAACCTAAAACGGCCGTGACAGACAATACTGCATTTGATGCCTGATTGTTTGCAGAAGTAACAGACAGAACAGGTAAAGCAAAACCGTAACCTAAACCACCAAGTGGATAAACAGCACCTTGTTGTTGTACATAAGTTGTTTCTGTGATTGCTCCTGTTGCACTTACATTACTTACTTTTGCATATGCTCCATATCCTGATCCGTTTATAATATTGATGGTGTCGTTTATTCGATAACCTTCACCTGGAGAATCGATACGGATTGGTGCAAGAATACCTAACGATCTTAGATTGGCCTTTTTAGTTGGATCAAAAGAGTCTGCTGAATAGTATGTGTCTGCAATAATAGTAGGAGAAACTCTAATGCCGCCACCAGCATTTTGTACAACAACGGAAGATATTGGATATGTTTCCAACGAGAGAAATGAAAACGCTTCAGCCATTGTTGTGTTTGCATTTGCCGTTGAAAATACTCTGACATTACCCACATTTCCTGTTGCAACGCTTATGACGTTTGCATTTCTTGATGGTGTACCTGAACCGCCGGTCAATTTAATAATACCGTTGGCAGAATCCCATCTAGAAACTATACCCGAGAAAGTTGGATTTGCACTAGGTCCTTGATAAACACCTTCACCCAATTGAAATGTATTTGCGTTGACCGAATACATACTAGTGTTCACCACCAATGTATAACCGTTTGCAAAGAAATAGTTTGAATTTCCAATTTGTATATTTTGTCTTATACTAATTGTTTCTTGAGGAATAAAAGTTGCATTTGCTCTGTTATACGCTGTCGGATCAACAGACGATACGGTTGCAATAGGTGTTGAAGATGAAGCATTTAATCCATAAAATGACAACAACGTGTCTGGAGTTACTCTGTAACCAAAACCACCATTTGTAACATTGATACGTTGAATCGAACCAGTAGTTGTTTGTCCAACTTTTGCTTGAGCACCAACTGGATTAAGAATTTCTTGATTTAAACCACCATAAACAACCACAGGATCATTTGTTTCATAATTTGATCCTCTTAATGCGTTACCTAAAATATCTTTTGCTACGTTGATTTGACTAACTTGACCTACAATCTTGGCTCTCATTATAGAACCATTAACAATCACATCTTGATTGTTGCCATCAACAATACGTACAAATTCACCTGAGTTAAATAGTCTTTCAATATTTGAAATAAAAACTTCTATTTTATTTCTTGAAATTATGGAGTTTTCAATTGTAGCGATTGATTTGGAAGTTTCACCAAAGATCCTTAAATTTTTAATATTCAAAAATCTGGAATCATTTGTTGAAAGTTTTAAACTTTTTGGTACATACCAAATACCAGATGAAGCTTTCAGTACGGCATCTTTTGTGTAGAAAATATCAAAATCAGAATTGAATAACATTCTGAAAAGTAATTGATATGAAGATATCGTTCCTTTTGATTGATATAATTGTCTGGCAACTTTTACGGCTTGTTGCTTACTAACTAAAGCATCTGGTGGAAAATAAGCAAGGAAATCATTTAAAAAATAATCTATGAATTCTTCGGTCGTACTATCAATATCCGTATAGTTTAAGATATTTTTACTTCTATCAGTCACATTACCATTTTCTTCCATCCATTCATAGTATGCTTGAACGAATGTCACAAAATTAGCATAGTCAGGTTCATCCCGAACGAATCCAGGAAGTTGTGACGGAATTAGAAGTGAGGTTTTTTGATCGTTTGGAATCATTGAGCTTTAGCTATTAAACTAACATTAACTGCATTTGAATCATATTCATCTATAGTTATAATCTTATTATATGAAGAATTAACTATTGTTGAGGTAGGTACGACAGATATTGTTAATTGACCTAATGGATTATCAATCTGGTAGGGATTAAAGTTGACTAGAGTAATGATTCCGTTCACATAATCAACAGTACCTACATTTCCATTAAAAATTGTTTTGACATTATTCGAGTTATAGTAATAACTTCTTAATGTTCCAAATTGTCCTTCTAAAATGGCTGCAGCTGCGCCATTCAATCCTGTAGTATCGTATGCATTTGGAGTAACAGTTACTACCGCACTTGTATAACCTATTCCTGGATTGGTTACATTGATTTTGGTGATTCTTCCGCTTGTGTTGATAACTGCTTCTGCTGTTGCGCCAGTTCCATCACCATAAATGGTAATAGTTGGTACATAAGTGTAATTAAAACCTGGATTAACAATAGATACAGAAGCAATTCCACCAGATGCTGAAGGAACTTCTTCGATATAAATTCCCTGAATGATTTCTGTTAGAGTTGTTGGGTTTCTCTGTTGAATAGCAGGAGAACTATTGATACCACTTAATAAAATACCTTTTTGTAGTGGTGTATTGAAATTCAACGAATAGGTTTTTGATACAGTCAAATCTGGATTAAATTTTTTCTGTAATTGAATCTTGAGTTCGCTGGTTATGATTGAAGGATCAGCAACTTGAATTGTAGAAGTCAATTGGCTGCCTAAAAAGGTAGAATTGAATGTATTTAATGTATCATTTCCAAATGTTCTAATAGAAGATGAAATGATTTGATTCAACTGACTAGAACTATAACTGGTCTTGGTTGGGTTGTAAACAACTGTGGCATTTACTTTAATATATGTGTAATCCGGATCAACAATCGTTGGTGAAACGGTCAAAACTGATATAGGTTTGATGACTTCTGTAACGATGTCTCTTTTTTGTGTGTCTGTCAACAAATAAGAACCTGTTGGTTTTAGACATACGAATACTTGTCCATATACAGGAGGAATATTTTCTTCTCCACCCCAAACGTTAACAGCATCAAAAGAATAACCTAATTCATTTTGTTGAATCAATGTAATGTAATCGTTCTTAGAAACCGCACGTCCTTGTGCTGAATATGATTTTGGTGCCTGAAATTTGATTGATTCGATAGATTCTTTGTTTCCACCTTGAGTTGCAGAAACTAAGGGAGTGATTACGTTGTTTGCATAACCACCAACTGAATCCATCAACACAAAATTATTTGAACCAGCTGATGCAGTTCCTTTTGTGATTACATAAGTGATGATAACAACGTTGCCATCGGATAATTTTTTACCTAAAATGTCATCACCAAAATAAATTTCGTAATTGCCTTTTAGGTTTTCCTGTAAGAAATATACCTTTGAATCTGGTGTCAAAGTTAGAAAGTTGGTTGCAGTACTGTATGCCTCAGAAGAACTATTTGATCCCGATTGTTGTACTGTAACGGATAGTGTTGTTGTATCCACACCTTGATCTGGTATTTCAAACAAATATTTTGGATTATTAATTGAATCAACAGTAAACGTTAATGTTGCAGGTAAACCTTGTTTAATATGTAGATCATCGAATGTTGCCGTATTGTTAACAACATTAACTGTATTTGTGTCGGTTGTAACAAAAGTGTAATTAACTCCATCGATTGCTTCAGAAATGAATCTTGTGAATTTTGGGAGTGTTAGTGATGAATCTGTTACTTGATTCACCGATAAACGAATTTGTGCTGTGGGCGCCAAAGCTGATTTTGGAACATAGTTTAACAGTTTTGCATGAGATACAACAGAACTTCTTTGTAAAGAAGAATCCAAGAACATCTCATTAGCAACCATGTTTAGGTAATACGCATTATATTGTGTATTATATGCAAGTATATCCAAAAGACTTGAAAGTGCAGAACCTTCATAGTTGTAATCTTTCAGTACATCTTGTGATTGTAAAAATGTTCTCAGACTGGACTTAATATTATTAAAATCCAATTCTGTTACTTGAATATTTGAATTAGCGCCTGCCATTTTATCTGTTTCTCTCTAAAAGAAGTGTTACAACTGTTGGTAATGTGGCATTTTCTATGTAAAATGTTAATTGCACACTATAAGAATTATTATCGGGCATAGGATTTACATTTACCTCTTTTAAAAGAGCTCTTGGTTCATAATTTTTTATAGTAGTTTCAATTTCCGACTCTAATGAACTTGCTGTAAATGGTGTGTCCGGTTCAAACAATAAAGCGTTGATGTTGGAACCCAAAGTTGGATTAAAAGGTCTTTCAAACTGGTCCGTCAGTAAAAGATTTCTAATGGATCTAATTACAGCTGACTCATTATAACTCAAAGCAACATCACCCGTCACCGGTTTCTTGGTGAAGGTGAAATCTATGTCCGAATACAAATTTAGTTTAGTTGCCATTGTTTATTTATTAAGCTTAAAAGTAAAACTGCTTTTTGGAGTCTTGGAGCTGTCGGAAAAAATTCTTGGGCCGGAACGCAAAAATTCGAATTTTTCAAATTAAGCATTTGGTGGTCCTGTATTTCCACCCTGTGCATCAGGATGGGTATGGGAGTTTAAGTTGACACCGTTACCAATAGTTGAACCTTGTATCGTTAAATCACCAACAATATTTTCATCTCCACCAATACTTGAGTTTCTGGTAATAATCAAATCTTGATGGCCAACAATATCAAGTTCTGCCTGAATGTTCTTAGCTGATGATATGTTTCCTTGGTTCAATATGTTTCCTGTTGATTTTAAATCACCTACATGATTGATATCACCAACGAAATTAAAGGATTCTGCCATTGCAGTAAACATTCCATCAACTTTCATGGTCATATTACCATTAACTTCAAGTTCAACGTCACCACCAACTTGTAACTTGGCACTTCCTTTGATGTAAACTTTTAAGTTGCCTTGAGTTGACTTTTTCTCACTACCCATAATATACACTTCATTGTTTTTTACAATAATTTGCATATTATCATTTACAATTTTTTCTACTTTAGAACCACTAGGATGAATTTCGAAAAATGTTCCTGTTCTATGTGATAAGGATACTCTTTCAGCACCAGGAGTATCATCTAGTTCGAAAGTGTGACCGGATTCGGTTATTGTAGCATTATTATAAGGATATTTCGAATCGTATGATGTTACAGGTTCATTTGATTCGTTATTTGGGTAAAGAACTCCTTCAAGCTGATCACTCTTTTGATCATAGTTCTTTTTATTATCTTGAATCTCTGTTAAAGCTGCCAACTGACTATTGGATTGTTCAAGTGCTAGTTCTAATTCTCCTGCCATTTTTTATCCCTATTGTGCGTTTAATACTTGAATTCGTGCATCTACTGCTTTCTTAATATTCCTCGATGCTCTATTGGTGGTAGAGTATGTTGAACTGAAAGCTGTTTGTTTATCATCACCTGTGAGAGCACTTTGTATTTCACGGGCTTTGCCGTCCCATTTTGCAGTAAGCGCATTTTGTTTTTCAAAAAATACAATAAATCCATCTCGATTTGTTACAGAAGGTAACTGTCCTAACAAACTAGAAACATCTTCTGCAACCATCCTATCAAATAAATCTAAAGAATTTTCAAATGATTTTTTTTGTGTACTAGAAACTTTCTCTAAAGGAACTTCATTTGGAATTGGGTTAGGTGCCATAGTTGCAACCAAAGGTGCTGGCGCCACAGCACCTAAATTTGCTTTTGGTTCTGGTGGCGGTTGATCCGTTGGTGGTCTAGGTGAACCTATATCTGTTAAACTTGGTAGTTTTCTTCTCAATCTTTCTGCGTTAACTCTATCCCAAACCGTTTCGTCTAAACCCGTGTATGTTAATTTTTCATCAGGAGTATCTTTATATAAATTAGATTCAATTGATGTTGTAAATGATGTTAATCCAGCAATAGTTCCTGCACCAAAAATGGCAGGAGTTGCAGAAGGCATCGTAGAAGTTGTTGATGCGTTTGTTGATCCAATCATAGCTGGACTTAAAATGACCGGAGTTTTTGTACTGATGTTTGCTGCTGATAATTCTTTTAGTTTTTCTGAAATAGCGCCAGCAATATTTTTTGATTCCGCTTGCAATGTCGTTAAATCTTTTGAAGATGCTTGGTTAACTTTGGCTAAAGTCTCACTTGCAGCGTTTTGTGCTTTTGCTATTTGTTCTGCTACAGATTGTTCCGAAGCAGCCATGTTCTTCTGTGCTTCTGCCAAGTCTTTTTGAAATTGTGCTTTTAAACTTCCATCGTTAATTTTTGACTGTACATCCGATAAACCTGCCGATAAACCTGCACCAATTTCTGTTTGTGCCTTAGTTATTCCTGTCGTAACAGAAGAAGCTAGTCCGGATACTTGTCCAGGTAAAGCTGTTACTCCCGCTTGAATTTTTGGTGCGGCTTCATCTAGTGCAGTTTTAAATTCTGGTCCAAACTTTGCAGCTAAACTTCCCAAATTTGGTTGAATACTTGCAGCCAATTCACTTGCTTTTGGTACCAGTGCTTCTAGATTAGGTTGAATACCTTGAAGTGCTGCAGCTGCACCCTGAGCAGCACCTGCAATCTCTGTGCCTAAAGTTTTTGCTTCTGGTCCCTTGATATCTTTTACAACATTGAAAGCTCTTTCCAACATCTGCGGCGCAGCATTCATCAAGTCATTGATAGAAAGTTTATTTGTACTTGGAAATCCAATATCAGCAGGATTTCTAACCGCAGGTTTGCTTTCAGTTGTTGTGCCTGAACCATCTTGTGCAATTATATTTTTTGCTGGTGGTGCAGGACTATTCATTAGTTGTTCTGGTGTTCTAGGATCAGAAAATCCAACTTGTGGACTTGAACCTGATCTTGCAATTCCCGGAAGAACACCATCATAAACAGGAAATTGCGCCGATGAACCATCAAAAAAATAACCTGTAACCCATTCACCTTCAGTTGGTGTTGTAAATGTTCTAGAGTTGTTTACAGGTAATTTTGGCAAAGCCCAAGGTAAAGATTCGGTAGGCACCAACATTTTATCTTCGCTGTGCCAACCAAAAATACGAACTCTACAACGACCAAGATTTAATGGATCCTGTCTATCTTCGATAACACCAGTCCACCAAATAAATCCGTCTTTTCCTAAAAAATTTTCCATTATGCTTTCACACTCGATTTAAATGCCGTATTATCAGCAGAAGCCGGACTATTTGGGAAACTATCTTTTGCAATTTCCAAAACGGTCTGAAATGTATTCACACCAATCATTTGCCTTACTGCTGTCACCAAATATTTACCTGAATAGAATTTATCAGATTGTCTAGTACTGGTTGATGGTTTGATTGATGGTAGATCAAGTTGAATAGTTCTGCCAGCTGTAATACCAGGATCACCAGGAATAGTTAATTTAATCACGTTGTAATTTGCTAGTGCAAGTTGTGCTGTTCTTTGTGGAACATAAGTCTCTGCATATATATCTTTGGCCACACCAGCTTGTTTGTTTTTAATAAATGGTACCGACAACTGATCAGCATTAGATGTCATAAATTTTAAAACACTTTCAGAAGCTTCACTAATTGTTTTACCCAATCTATTAGTCACATTATTTGTTATCGTTCCTTCGTTTAAGGTTTTTACTTGTTTCTGAAAGTCATTATAATCAAAATTTGTACTTTTAAACGATCTGGTCAGAGGGTCTATCGTTAATAACTTATTAGCAAAAGTTCCATTTGAAATTTCTGAAAGTGCATCATAAACTTTTGTAAATTCATATTCCAAAATACTAGATAACTTGTTTTGTAATCCACCAAGATTATCTACGTTCTGTAACTGATATTTGTACGTTGCATAAGGCACACCAGATATCATCGACTGTATGGATCTAAAATTGTATCCATCTTTTGTTTCAAAAAACAACATATCCGCACCAACCAAATCTGTGCCTTCTGGTCGTGCATATGTTGACACCCAACTGATAGCTTCAAAAGGTTTTAATCTTGGCACCAAGAAATCATAAACACCAGTTGTTTCTTCGATATTATATATTTTTTTAGCATCGACTTGCATTTGTTCCAACAAAACATCCCAAACAATTTCTGAGATTTTTTGGCCAGAATATGATTTGCTTATTTTTGTTTGTTCGGATAGTAATAATTCTTCTGAACAAAAATAAAGTGTGAATCTTTGAGAATTTAAATTTTTACCTGGGTTTCTTTCACCCATCTTATATACACGAAAGATTTGGTCTGTTGAATTGACAGAATCTTTATATTTACCAAAATTAATTTCGATGAATTCGTTTCCCGTTAATTGTAACAACTCAGGAAAACCTTGTGCATCATTTAAAGTAATTGATCCTGATGTAACAAAACTATAGATATCTTCGTAGTAATCTAAAGAAAAAACCAGTTTCTTCAATTCCATCCTTTGGCCATTGGCAAACAAAAGATTTAGTGTTTTTATAGCATAATCTTGAGGTCCTAAAATACCTTTAGTCTCTACTGGAGATGCTGTATTCGGTAAAACGGTTGCCATAATTAAGTCGCCATTAATGATTTAAATTCTTTTTCTAATTGATCAGCATATCTTGCATTTACTAATTTGATGTTTCTATTCTTTTCGTTTTCATCCTGCTCATATTCAATCACAGTAATAAATGATTTGTCTGTTACAACTGTTGTAGTATATCCGCTAGGTAATGTGTAAGTTGTAGTTGTTCGTGCGAGAGCATTATATGCCGTTTCATCAATTATGATATTATCTGTTGTAACTGTACCTGTTGAATTGTCTGTTGTCGTAATTGTTTTTAAATAATGATGTATTTCTTCGTTTGGATTAATGTCGGGATACTTATTTTGAACATAAGATTCAAACGTTTGCGAATTCATAGGCCATTGCCATTGTGGATCCAATATTTGATTTGCAAATAGAACCATCCAATATCTATATGAATCTCCATAGTATTTGTATGCAATTATTTCTGGAGTATCACCTTCTTGAACGTCATAATCATAAAATACCAAAGGATTTTGCAAAGTGTCAGGAATCATACTAACACGAGCCATAAGGTTCGTGAATATTTTAGACGCACCCGTTTTATCGGTGTATAATATTTTTGGTAGAGTGTTGAAATATTGCATTTTTAATATCCTGCTTCAATCTTGGCTCTATCGATAAGAACTGTTTCTTTCAGGTTCATCGTGAGCGTTGTTTGCACAGGTGCACCATCAGAATGTGTTGACCAACCATTCGGTGCATAATTAACATCAATACTTGTGATAACTGATTCCGCAACTTTATTAACGCTTTTATTTTCTTTACCTTTAAAAAGAAATTTAATATTAAACACAGAAGGTGGAATAAAAAACATTCCGGCCGCACCTGTTGTAATTCTTGGTGCTGCATGTGTTTTAAACATTTTAATAATTTTTTCAACCGTTTGAGCTTCTTGTTTTGAATATGGTGTAAATGTAAATGCCAATTGATATTCTCTGAAATCAATACCTTGGAAAACCATTTGCTGCATAGGATTAATTGCAAGACCTTGAGATTTTAGTGTAAGTTTTGCAATATCCGAGTCAATCACACCATTAACACCTTGAACAATAGAACTTGATATAGGGCCCTGAGCGACTGCCTGAGCTGCGCCTTGTATAGCTTCCTTTAAGCTGATATCATTGTAAGATGATTGATATTGAAAAGCCATCGTTTCAGGCATATATAGATCGATTGTAGCAACAACTTTTGATTTGTTTGGTTCCAAAGAAATATTAGCTTTATCTTCAGGTTTCATTCCGTTAGTGTTACCATTTTTGGCCAACTCTATTGCGGTATTTACAACCTTTCCGGTTGATTCAACAATACCTGAACCAATAGATTTAAAAGAAGTTTCTTTTCCTTCTTGATATCCAACAGGTTGTATTTCTCTAATCTCAAATCTTACTGAGTGTCCTCTAGTAGCAGAACCCAAGTCTCTAGGATATTGCAAACTGTCTTTGCCACCACTTTTACCAAACAACATACCCAAAGGTCCGTTTGTGACACTTCCTGGTATTGTTACACCACCGATTGATGATGGAATTGATATGATTGCCATTGAGTCCTCTTAAAATAAAGATATACATAGTATTTATAGAGCATTCCCAAAGAAATACAATATGGCAAGACCTGAACCACATAAATGGAAACCTAGAAATCCGCAAAAGTATCGAGGTGATCACACCAACATTTGGGTAAGATCATCTTGGGAAACAAAAGTTTGCGTCTGGTTAGACACATCACCAGATGTTGTATCTTGGTCCAGTGAGGAAATCATAATTCCTTACAAAGACCCACTCAAAGGCAATTACAGAAGATATTTTGTTGATTTTTTTGCACAAATAAAGAACAAACAAGGAATAGTGAAAAGTTATTTGATAGAAGTTAAACCAAAGTATCAAACAGAAGAACCTGCCAAAAAATCAAGAGTTACAAAACAGTACATAAATGAAGTTTACACGTTTGCAGTAAATAAAGCAAAATGGAAAGCAGCCAGCGAGTATTGTTTGGACCGTGGTTGGGAATTCAAAATTTTAACAGAAGAACACCTAGGATTGTAACTAAATATTAATTATGGCCAACCAATCAAAACTAACGCTTATCTCCGCTGAAAGAAGTGCGGCTCAACTCGATTTTTTATCGAAAGAGTCATATAAATGGCTTCTTCAAAAAATTGCAGACATTCGAAACCCATCTCGAATTGCAGCTGAAGTTAATAGAGAAGGTTTCAGAAAAGTAAGTAGATTTATTTTAGGCAGATTGTATTGTTTTTATTATGATCCAAAAACCAAAGAAGATTTACCATATTATGACAGATTTCCTTTGGTATTAATACTAGATAGAGATAAAGAAGGATTTACAGGACTAAATCTACATTACCTACCTATCAGATACAGAGTGGCATTTTTAAACAAATTAATGTCCTATGCAATGTATAACGATGAGGACGAGATTAAGCGACTGAGAGTTACGTATGAAATCCTATCGTCTTCCAAGCGGTTTAAAGAGTTCAGGCCATGCTTTAAACGTTATTTGTATGGTCATGTTAAGTCCAAAATACTTGCCATCCAACCAAATGAATGGGAAGTGGCAGTATTCTTACCTATGCAACAATTTAAGAAAGCCAAACCACAAAAAGTTTGGCAAGAATCGATAAACGAAATAAGGAAACACTAAATGCCGGGTTCAATATCAGAATTCCAATCTAGTTTTAAGAAAGACATTGCCAGACCTAATAAGTTTCAGGTAGATATACCTATTCCTTTAACGTTATTGCCATATATTCAAAGTTCTAGAAATCTTTCGTTTCGTTGTGAAGCGGCACAACTTCCAGGTAGAACTTTTGCAACACTAGAACAAAGAATCGGTTCAAATCCGGTTGAAAAATTTCCTTATGAAACTACTTACAACGATATTGACCTAACTTTTATTGTTGATGACGACATGAACCAAAAGGTGTTTTTCGATGCGTGGATGAACTACATGAATCCAACGTATAATTACAATCACAGATATAAAAGTGATTATGCAACCATTCTTACAGTAACGCAATATGATGTAACTAATCAACCATCGTATTCTGTTAATATGTTTGATGCTTTTCCTGTTTCAATGAATCAATTAGATTTAGATTGGTCGAATGACGGGTATCATAAATTAAGTGTTACTTTTGCTTACACTTATTGGAAAAACAACTCTCTACAAGCTCTTGGCATGGAAGTTGTCGATGCGGGCATTGGTCTGGTTGCCGATGCTCTTGGAGGACTAAATGCGTTTGGCGGTATTGGTACCGGTATCAATTCTATACCAGAATCGGTAGCCAGCGGTTCTTTAGAATCTATCAAATCTACTTTTGGTGGTAGATAATTATTTTATTAATATATTAAGGAGATATTATGGCTTTGCCTAAACTTGATGTGCCGACATATGAAATGGAATTGCCGGTTTCAAAGAAAAAAATTAAATTCAGACCGTTCTTGGTGAAAGAACAAAAGAATCTTCTGATGGCAGTAGAATCAGGAGAAAGTGCAACTATTCAACAAAACGTACACGATATTCTTCACAACTGTACAGTAACAGAAAATATCGAAATCGATAAATTACCTATTGTTGATGTTGAATATTACTTTATTCAACTACGTGCAAAATCTGTTGGAGAAATTATCCAAACCAGATATCGTTGCAACAATGCTGTTGAAGATAAAGAGTGCGGCAACATTATGGAAAAAGATGTTGATTTGATGCAAGTGAAGGTTCAACAACCAGAAAATAATAATCCAGAAATTAAGATATCGGATAAAATCATCGTAAAAATGAAATATCCGGAATTTGGTCTCATTAAAGATTCCATGGAGTTGGATGATATTAATGAAGTTACATTCAACATGATTGCAAACAGTATCGAGTACATTTATGAGGTGCCGACTGAAGAATTTTATTATGCAAGAGAAGCTGAACCTGGTGAAATGATGGAATTTGTTGAGAGTATGAACCAGGAACAATTTGAAAAGGTTGAAAATTTCTTTAACAATCTGCCTAGAATGAAACACAATATTGATGTTACCTGCAGCAAATGCGGTTTTGAGCACCATCTTTCTGTAGAAGGCCTCGAAGATTTTTTCGGCTAACCTTTCGTCATGACAATCTGAAGAATTATTACAAGACTAACTTTTCATTGATGCAACACCATAAGTATAGTCTTACCGAACTCGAAGCGATGCTGCCTTGGGAACGGGATATTTACGTCACCATGCTGATACAATATATTGAAGAAGAAAACCAGAAACTAAAAGAGAGACAAAGAAAATAGTAAATGGATTATCGTTCAGCAGCTAAGATAAGAAAAAAATCATTTGGCTCTCTTTTGGCTGAACAAGAGGGCGGCTTACTTTCGTCTATAGGTTCTGCAATTTCATCCAAAACCCGAGCAAATATAACGGGCATAAAAGAAACGTTCGATCCAATGAATATTGCCAAAAAAATGACTTTTGGTAGTAATTGGGCTCCTGCTATGATGGGTAAAATGACCGGAAGAAAACAATCTGATATTGCACATTTTACTGGTGCAAGGCCTTCCGGTGTTGGCCGTTCTGCTGCTGTTCAAGACGGTGATTCTGAAAATAAACCTGTTAATCCAATAATTGAGTCTGTTAAAGGCATTGAGAGAATCATTAAAGAACGTGAAAAACAGATAGCCAAATGGAACAAAGAGGACGATAAAGAAGATAAACGTGAAAATAAAGTTGAACAAAAAAGACACGAACAAATATTAAAGGCACTCACTCTTAAACGTGTGCCAAAAAAAGTTGGTCGTCCTAAGAAAATAGAAGAACCTAAAAAACCTGGTGAGCCGGCAAAACCTGCTGAAAAACCAGCAGCACAAAAACCTGCTGAAAAACCAGCAGCACAAAAACCTGCTGAAAAACCAGCAGCACAAAAACCTGCTGAAAAACCAGCACAAAAACAACAAACAGATAAAGCTGCTAAAGATAAGGCTGATAGAGAAGCTAAAGATAAGGCTGATAGAGAAGCTAAAGATAAAGCTGCTAAAGATAAGGCTGATAGAGAAGCCAAAGATAAGGCCGATAGAGAAGCTAAAGATAAATCACAAAAAGAAGCCAAAGATAAAGCTGACAAAGAAGCTAAAGATGCAAAAGATAAAGCTGACAGAGAGAGTAAACAAGCCAAAGACAAAGCTGACAAGGAAGCTAAAGACGCAAAAGATAAAGCTGATAGAGAAGCTAAAGAAACCAAAGATAAAGCTGATAAAGAAACAGCAACTAGACAGAAAAAAGAAGCTGAAAAACCTGCTCAACAGCAACAACCTACAGCGCAACCTGCACCTAAACAACAAACACAACCACCTGCTCAACAAGCCCCAGCACAACCTGCACCCGCTGCACCAAAACCTTCAGCTGATAAAATTATAACCAAAGGTCTTGATGCAACCGGTAAAGCAACAAGTAAAGGATCATTTGTTGGTGCTATGAATCCTGTTGCACAGATGGTTTCACAAAAATTAGGTGGAAAAATTCAACCTGCAGCCTTGTTAGCTCAATGGGGTTTAGAAACAGGAGATGGCAAATCGTTAGTTGCACCATTCAATTATGGTAACATCAAAGCAACCAAAGCACAAAAAGACGCTGGCCAAGTCGGAGGTTTCGTAACTGTTGAAGAAGCTTATACACCAAAACAACTTGAAGCAATAAAGGCAGGAAAAACACTAGAAGAATTTGTTCAAGTAATTGGTCCTGATGATAAACTCATTCAAAGGAAAGGTCAATTTTATACAGTTGATGGTTGGTATGGTAAAGGACAATATGCTAATGCACAAGCAGCCGGAAAACAATGGGCTCAAGTAAAAAGTTTTTTTGCAAAATATGAAAGTCCAGAAGATTTTGGAAACGCATTTGCAAAACTATTATCAAATCCAAGATACAAAGAAGCTTTAGAAAAGGGCGATATAGGTGAATATGCTAAAACTGTTGGTGCAGCTGGTTATCACACAGCGGGCGTAGACAAATATGCTGCGTCAGTTACTAAAACTGCTTCGGAATATACTCAGTTATTGAATCAACAGGGCAGTCAAATTGGCCAAGCATCACAACAAAATACTCAAATGCGAAATGAGTTAAATAAAGATACTCCAACACCAACAAATGTAAACAACACAACGGTTAATCAGTCTAATCAAATGCCACCATCAGGATCAACAAGGCCAGATGATAGACCTGCTCCAGTTAAAAAGGCTGATAAGAAATAATGGACTACAGACAAGCACAAAACATAAGAAACAAATCTTTTGGCACACTTCTTGCTGAACAAGAGGGTGGTGCCTTTTCGTCACTTAGAAAGACTATTTCTTTAAAATCAAAAGCCAGAGCAACACGCATCAAGCAAACATTTGATCCAATGAATATTGCCAAGTTTCTTACATTTGGTAGTAATTGGGCTCCTGCTATGCTGGGTAAAGCTACAGGAAGAAGCCGTGAATCAATTGATTTCTTTTCAGGTGTTAAAAGAGGTGGTCGAGCTTCGGCAATGGGAGAAAGATCAACTAGAATTCCTCAATTACAATCAACTGGCGGTTTCTCTAAGACACTAGAAAAAATCTATGTGTTAATGAAAAAATCACTTGATGATGAAAGGAAGCGTAGAGAAAAACAAAATAATTATAAAGAAGAAAATGATATTGAGAAATTAAAAAGACACAAAGAATTAATTGAAGCGATTACGGGTAAACCATATTCAGGTAAAGCAACAGCAGTAAAATTAAAAAGTGAAGATGGTTTTTCTTTGGCGGATTTACTTGGTGGTGTTAATGTAGCAAAAACTTTGTTGAGTGTGTTACGTTGGTTTGCAAGTCCCGTAGGTCTTGCGTTATTAGGTGCAACTTCTATGCTTGCTCTTATTGCTTTGATATCTTTTGGACTAAAAAAGTTAGCTGAAAACACGGCTAATATGAAAGCTTTAAGTCCTGATGAAGCACAGGCAATTTTACAAAATGGAAGTGCCGGAGATATTGAAAAATTGGGCGGCCGTGAAAAATTAGAAGATATTATTAAGAATGGTCGTCAACGAGCTAAAGAAGCTTTAGAAATGGAAGAAGGTGATGCCAAGGAAAAACTTTTATTGGACATGGGTGGTAGAGAAAAGGTTCAAAAGATTGCTGCTGATGAAAAAGTATATGAAATTCCACCACCAAGACCGGCCGGTGAAGGCATGGCAGACAAACTGCCTTTCACGAAACAACAATTTATTGGAACAGGTTCAGCTGCAAAATCAAAAGAAGAAAAATGGAACAAAGATTTTGCGCCATACTACAATGATGATGGTACCAAAAAGACAGCTACACCTATGCCACAAGGAACGACCGAATCACCAACAACACCTGCACCAGCAGCTGCTGCACCGATGGCTTCAGGTGGCACAGAATCTTCAAATCAACTGAATGGCAGTCCTGCGGCAAAAGCAGAACCAATGGAAACTCCTAACGCAGGATCAAAACTAAATGCGGTCAATGCACAGAATGTAGATTTGAATTTACCCCAATCTACATCCGATCCCGTTACTAGTGTTAAAAATACAACAGTCAATAGTGATGGTGGTCCAGTACCACCGAAAAAATATTTACCTGCTGTAAGAAATATGGAACCATCTTTTCAAAAGATGTTACTTGGAAGTACAAGAATCGTTTAACCAATAAAAAACCCCGCCGAAGCGGGGTTCTTTTTATCTTTCAATTTATATTAGAAAGAACGTGTGTAACTAAGTGCAATAGTTTTTTTCATTATTTTTTTCCTTAAATTAAAAAAGTAAACACACCAGCAGTCAAAATCAATAATGCTGACCAACCACCAAGCGCTTTATAATACGTTACGAGCGGTGTACCAAAATATCGATTACCAACCATAACACATTTGTGGGTAGGACTTAACAAGTAACCAGCGTAATCTACTGCAAAGAACCACATAAAATATTCTTGGCCAAAAATTTGAGCCATCAAAACAGCAAATGCAATAAACTTACCACTACTACCCATCAAGAAACTAACCACAAAACCCACAATACTAATCAACAACATGCCAACAAATGTGTGCGGGTCGAAACCTGCACCTTTGATGTATGCTATGTATTCGTTATTGTATGATTTAGCCAAGTTACCTAGTATAATAACTACACCAACAGTAACTAAGACTTCCCAATTCACATAAGACATTAATTTCTTGTAACCCCATTGTTGAGTAATAAAGACATAGTAAAATGCCAACAACCCAAAGATTACAAAAACATTGTCTTTTCCACCACCGTAAATATAAGCACCAATTGCAATAAACATTGGAAACAAATTACGAATTACTGTACTTAGTTTGAAGTTATCTGGTGTGATAACGATATCTTCATCTTTAACTTCGTGCCAAATGTACCACGAAATAAAAATAAAACTAACTAACAATAATGGTGCAATCATGCCCATAAAAGTTGCATAGGTTAGACCAAAGGCGGCAATAGGAATAACTACTGTCTTTTCTAACGGCGACCACATATAATAGTGGTGCGTTGAAAGATAATCAACAATACCCATCTTTTCACGGCCGTGACCAGACTTAGGTGCAACGGTGTCTAACAAACCAGCCGATACTGTTACTCTACCTTCAATTGGCAGTACACCACCAATAGCAGATAAAAGAACTACAACAAATTTGTTTGAACGAAAAGTATTCTTAACATAAGAGTACGCTGGGGCGAAAAGGTTATATTCTTTTGCTAGTCCAGCAGAAATCATTATGAAGAAAACCATCCATAGATAGCCAAGGCCATCTGCAAGTTTCAATATTTCCATATTTTAACTCCATTTTCAAACATAAAAAACCACTCCATTTTACTGGAGTGGTGACCATAGGATTCAGAGAACCCTATCGCAATTCGATTTATTCTTCTTCAGCAAGTTTTGAGAAGTACGACAAGTCATCATCGTCACCTTCAGTAAATGCCGGTTCTTGAACCGCTTTCTTTGGTGCATCAAAGCTTTTAGCTTTTACTTGTTCGACTGTTGTTTTAGGTGCTTCACCGTTTAGACCAAGAACTTTGTCTAGGCGTTGTTTGAGTACATCATAAGCTTTGAATTCTTTCTCTGAAACCATCTCTGATAAAGAGAATTCTGATTTCCAGATTTTTTCCATCTCATCATCATCACCCAATAGAACGGAAGGAGATTCGAATTCGGACTTATCATAGTTTTGATAGCCTTCAACTTTACGAATCTTCAATTTGAAGTTAGCACCTTTCCACAAATCAAATGGATTGATTGCGGTTTCATCTTCAAATTGTGGGTTCATAGCTTCAGTAATCTTATCAAAGATTTTTTTACCGAACTTGAACAATTTAACTTTACCTTCGTTTTCTGGATGCTTAGGATCAGAAACGATATAAACGTTTGCAATATAATTAAGTTTGCGTTTTTGTTTACGAACAACATCTTTGTTAGCTTCGATGCCGGAATTCCACAAGGAAGTGTTGTGTTCGCATACGGGACATTGTTGATTCTTAGTGGTCAAACAGTTATCGATTAACCAACCACCAGGACCTTGGAACCCGTGAGAAAAGACTTTAACCCAAGGCAATGCATCATCACCATCAACTGCTGGTGCGGGAAGAAAACGGATAGTAGCCATGCCGTTGCCAGCTTTGTCTACTTCTGGTCGCCAGAAATTATCCTGCTTTTCTGCACCACCATCAGAGGTGTTAAGTGCTTCGATTGCTTTGGAGAGTTTGTCGAGATTGCCAGATTGGCGTTTGAGGTTTGCAAATGAACTCATAGTATTTCCTTTATAAACGGAGTATTAACGGTGTGTGAACGGATTGTTTTCACTTTGTACATTATATAATATTATTTAGGCGATTGTCAAGAGACTTTTTCAAACATACCTTTTCAACATATCTAGTGTAGTATGTATATCACTATGGTGTATCGCAATTCCACCATAAGCTTGCCATTGATCAATATTTGATTTGGTATCATCAATCAGTATGCAATTTGGATCAGCGTATTTACATTTTAGTCTTTTTCCTGGCACTAAGATTGGTTCAAAATCAATATTATGTTTTTGTAACCAAATCAACTTTTGTGCCTGAATGGCTTCGTGTTTGGATTCAGAAGATGTTGATGATAAAATCTTTGTTTTTACTGGTAAAGATTTCAAATAATCAATCAACAACATTGCATCAGGCATCAAATCAAGTGTTGCAAAATGTCCTTCAGCAATTAGTTTTAAAAAGAATCCATCAAAAATTTTGTATGTATCTGCTTCATGTGGATAAAGTCCATACAATTCTTTATATCTTTTATTGAAGTCAGCAATGACGCCATCCATGTCCAAATAAATGTTAAAAATTTTACATCTAGGCATATTCTTTGATCTTTTCTTTCAAAATATTTTTCAGCTTGAATTTATCGTAGTGTATAAACGGTGAATATTTTTCGATTCTTCTTTGCCAATCAGGCCAAACAATATCATCATCAATTTGTTTTTTCCACATAGGAAAAAAATTCATAATATCATTTAAAATTATAACAGTTTCGATTGAGATACTGTAGTTCATCACAGATTGTAACAATTTTGGAAACTCATTCGATTTCACTAAAAGTAAATCATTTGGTTTTTCCACTTCGTCTAACAGATGTACTATATCATTTTCAAAGGTATAAGTCAAGCTCTGGATGATCTTTTGCCACTTTAAATAGTTTTCGTTACCATCTTGTAAAAGTTCGCCGACCCAATCAGACTTACCATATACAAAATTGGCAACATAAAAGTTCCGCAATTCTTCTAGACTATACTTACGACTAAGTTTATAGAACTGGTACTTATCTTTTCTTATGGAAAATGTTTGCTTAGAAACATTTGTTTTTCCATTGTATTTGAAATAGTCGTATGAGTCCGATGTAAAGTGCAGCTTCAATGCATTCCACAAAGCATAGGCTGCGAAGCCTGTGTTTTCTGTCATATAGGCAAACGTGAACTCTTTCTCAGCATATTTGCTTCTTGAGCTTCCTCTTTAATAACACTCTTTAGTGCGGAAGATATCAATGTTGAAGCAACTTCAACTTCCAATTCAGTATCTTTACAATGGTATAGAATGGCGTCCATACGTGTACATCTTAGTTTGGTCGCCAATTCTTCAATCATAGAACTGAATTCTTTAATCTCATCTTTAGTTGGCATTACAATTCCATTTCATTCAAAATTATCATTATACATCATGTGAGTTGCAAAAGCAAGTCTTACTTATAAAATATGTGAGCACCAATCTGAGTAACTCTTTTCAATTTCCATCCAGGATTAACATAATTTGCATGGTAATACATTGCATTTTGTTCTGCAATTAAATCGTGAACAACTGCTTCTGTTAGTGCCTTTTTAGCTACGATTAAAGATTCTTCCCACTTGTATTTGTTTCTAACAATGTGTTTAACTGAATCACATACCCAAGAAAACTGACAGACAATAGAACCATTAATATTGCTTTTTTGTTTTACCACACCACATATATCATCTGCAAATTTACCTGATTTAACACGATTGATTGTTACTTGTGCTACTGCTAATTTACCTTCAAATGATTCGCTGGCAGCTTCATAGTAAATATTTTCTGCCAAGCAATTTGATTCTTTACTGAAATTTTCAACGACTTCTTGGCGAATAATTTCTTGTGCAAAACTCATTGAAGTTGGGTTGATAAAATTAACACCAATTAAAGTTAGTGTTAAGAACGCCATTAATAGGCCGTTTCTTTTTTTTGACATCTTTTCTCCTTGTAAATGGCCGACTCCGCATATGCGAAGCCGGTTTTTCCCAATTATGAACTAGATTTTTTCGTTTTCACTTCTGGTTGGGTGAGTTGAGAAACGAAACCATTGAGCATTTCTGCTTTTCTGATGATTTCTTCTTCTGAGGGGAATGATGGAAAACCTGGATGTGATGGTGAAGGTGTGCCGTTAATTTTGGCTTCTTCGACCTTGGTTGACCATTCGTTGCTGATGACTTCACGTTTACCGTAGTAATCGTCAGACAGCATTTCTTTCGCCATTTTTAAAAGTTCGAGGCGAATTTCATAGGGTGTCATACTCATTTTAATCTCCTTTGTGTGTGTTTATGTGTTTTACTATCATCTTATGTGTGTTGATAGTAATTTTATTTAGGCAGTTTAATTCTGTTACGAGGATAAACTACCAAAAACCCTAAGCGGCGTTTAGGCTGCTAATGCGAACTGTGAGTCGTTTGCGTTTACTTTTGTTTAGTTTTTACGACTATCGCTGTCGTGCTGTCCACTCTGTTACTCTTTGCCCTGTCGAAACTATGCAGGCCCATCAATTATCCAATTTTATTTAATCCAGATAATTATCCGTTTAGGATAAAAATAGATAATTGGTGGA